CGGATAAGTGCAGGAATGACAAGAGCGGACGCACAAGCAAGTAACCTGACATTTCAGAAAAGCGACAAATATAGTTCATTGATTACCTCGGATGACGCCGGGGTAACGGAATTGGCAGAAAACGCAAATATTTTAGTCTCAACATTAGCCGATCCTATTTTTCTTCCGATGAAACATACTATTTCAGTAGATTTTACAAATGCTGATTTGGAAGTATTACAATTAAACCCATTTGGATATATTGATTTTGGATTAGATTTAAAAGGAAACAGTATAACCGGATTTTTACTAAATTTGAAAAAGAAAAATGCAGGGGGCAAAGCAGAAATTTCGATTATTGAACGTAACATAATATTATCATGATAGCAAGTTCGATCCTAAATAGTATCACTTTCAAAGCCGTTCCGACATCGAACACATACCCGAACATGTGGAATACCCTGCATGCTGACCGCAAGCAAGCCGGGGGATTAATTAAGCCATATAACCAGAAATTTCAAAAAGACCATGTGGTATATCTTCAGATTGAAAGCGATCAGGACGATTATGTAGTTTTGAAGTCTTATAACTCGATCACGTTGGCAGAGATTGAAACGTTTACGGTAAAATGGGACGATTCAGCGACTTCCGGGTCACATTACGGAACGGCAGATAACCGCTATTATACCAATTTTGTAGTGACTTTAGATTCCGCTTATTATGAAAAGCAAGTGTATTTCAAGGCAACACAGGGAGCTTTTACGCTGACGAGTGAGCCGGTTTTCACTACTGACTTATCCGATTTGATAGGAAGGGGTATTATTAAATACATTAAATACACCAATCTTGACCGGATCGAAGGGGATTTAGATGACAGATTTATCGACTGGTCAATCCTGCAAAGCACGGGGAAGTATCTGGATTTCTTCGTTGAAGCCGTGGACGCTGAACCTAACGATACAGACGAGAGCGAAATACTTGATGAATCACAAAGTAAAACTATTTTATCAGCTGTGTTCTTTTCGGGTAGAACGTTAAAAACTGGACCAATACCGGATTATATGGCAGCAAGGTTAGGAATGGCTTCCAGCTTGGATGTGTTCACAGTCAACGATCTTCAATACATCAAATCCGGCGGGATCGAACAGGAACGATTCGGAGGCTCAACATCATATCAAATCAGCATGAAACTAACTCAGAAAAACGCAATCGGTATCAATGTAGATAATATAGGGGTGAGCGAAGGCAGTACAACACCACCAATTTCAGGTACACCTATGTACATCGGATCAGTATCCAGTGCCGCACCGGATGAAACTGAGGTAAAATTGATTGATGATATTACGGCCGTCAAAGAAGACCATACCGTCAGTTTCACGGGCACCGCAATACGTCCTTGCCACGCCGCTCCTACAGCATTTGGAAGCCTTTCAAGTATTCTGGATGCTGTTGGAGATGAAATAATTACAGGTTTTGCAGTGACTACATTAGATTTTACAATCGGAGAAAATACGGTGAATTTCACAATTTATACGATAAAATCACCTGTGACACTTTCGAGTTATAATATAACCTTTAAGTATTAAACTATGGCAACCGGGACAGAATGTTTGATAGGTAAAAAAATGGTCGCACAGAGGCCGCTAAATGAGTGGTATCTCAACGAGGGCGTTGCTTGGGTCGATGAAGCCGCTGTTTTGGCCGGTATTCCTTCCGGCTCCCGCTCTGATGGGATGTTTGTCAAAATAGGATTAGTGCTATATTGGTTTAAGGCAGATTTGACAACACTTGAAGTCGTTCCGTTTACGGCTGCACAAACAGCCGCTTTAACCTCATTATTAGATACAGCCGCACTTTACGACGCTGACAACGTAGAGGACGCACTCGCAGAGGTTAAGGCACAGGCTAATGCAACGGATGCAGCAATTACCGCACTTGGAACAATTGGGCAATCAGTATATACAATTGACCTTACCACAGCGTCTGATTCAGTCGCCGCACGTGTGGCTGGCGCAACAGAAACAACCGACTACCCTACTGGATGGGTATTGGCTGCTAATGCAACAGTTAATTTGTTGATAACACACACTTTAACGGGCAGGAAGTTGGCAGGGTGTAATATTTTTGAGATTGACGGATCGGACGAACGCCTTTTAGAATATTTTAGCTCTGCTTTTTCTGGGATTCTTTGTAATGGGCTGACTGTTTTGATCGAAGGATTGGCACCTGTGGATTTAGCATTAAGAATTGAATTAATTTTCTCATGAGTATAGCCACAAAATACGGAGTTCAAATCGCTTGGAGAACGATCGCAAAAGATGTTTTCCAATTAACCCGGGAAACCGTAAATGACCCGGCAACATATCGGATGACCGTGGCTGTTGTTGATTCAAATAACCCTGGATCAGGGCAAAAAGAAATAGGGTTTTATGCTGTTGATTTCTGGGGAGTGCCTTATATGATTATAGGTACTGGCTCAACTTATGTGGATGTTCAGGATGACTTCCGGGTAGGAAGGTGTCCAACATCCGGTAAAATGGCTGTGATTTACAAATCGGTTTTCAATGGCAGGGCTTTGTATTTAGGGCAAGACAATTTTCAATTTCTTCATCCGCTGGCTTTTTCCAATTACCAAAAATATGCAACGGCTTTGCTTTATGCTAACGACCCAAATGCAAAGAAAATACCGTTCACCGCACAGGCTTCACCGGGAGTTACAAATTATCAAGATGACCAAACAGACCCGGAAGACCCTACCAAAACAGTCAACTATGCCGAAGATTTTGGAGACAATCCTTTAGTCCGGTTAATTATAGAAGTTGACGCAACGACAAAATACCATACGATGCAAAATGCTATTTTTGTCTATGATGGCGATTTGCTTCAATCATTTTCATGGGATATTGGCGACCCCTCAACGAATGGATATATTATAATTTCAAAGTCATGAAAAAACTATTATTCATATTGATCTTCTTAACCTCAGGAACATGTTTTGCCCGTGAACCTGTTGACACTACCTTTCACAATGTCGTTACAAGTAGGTTTATTTATTCAACCGCTGATACCTCTCTATATATTTGGCTGGGGTCAAAATGGGATACAATAAAGTTAGCACAACCGGGTGACACCGTAAAGATTACCGACTTCCTGACAAAATATCAGGCGTCACAGAAATATAAAGAAAAACCAGATAGTATTATAAAATCCGGGTTTGTCCCGGTGTGGAGGCTTACGCACAAGATTGACAGCATTATGGGTTTGGTTAAGTACTGCAATGATTCAATTTTAATGAGCGGATATCTCAGTATTTATATGGATCGGCTCAACAGAAAACTAAACAATCATGATTCATTATTAACGCTTCAGGAAAAAAACTACTCATCATTAGACGGAAAACCAGATTTGACAGTTTATCGACAGCTCAACAATCCAGATTCCCTAAGTCATCTTCAAGAAAAACAGCATGCCTCCTTAACCGATATTTTAGGCCGTGGCTCTTATCATGTGTCTCAATCTGAGCGGGATTCCATCACATCGGCCGAACAGCACGGGGACACTGTGAGAAATAAAGGCCATGCAACTATTTATGATCTATCTCAGCTTGGGATCATGCCAAATGATACATGGTGGCAATCTTACGACTATGCCGGGAATCTGGTTAATGTTGCAAAAGTTTCAAAAGACAATTTGATTGAATTTGGCCTTCCGGTCGGGATTGGAAAACTTCACACCGTTGCAGATGCAGGGAAAGTCAGAATAGCTGATATGCCTAATATCAGAAGTGCCTCAGGAGACACCCTTCAATTTTCGATGGGATTTAATGGGCAGGATTTTTTCAAAGTACGTGGTATTGCCGATGGTTCCGGGGGCTTATCTGATACAACTGTAATCATTCCAAAACTTCGGCTGACAAACAAGGCACGAAACGGATATTATCTACAAATTGTTGACGCACTCGGAACGGTCAAAGCCGTACCGATGAATACCGGATGGCAGGGGACGTGGAATGCAACAACCAACACCCCTACGCTGGCAAACGGTACAGGAACAGCAGGATATTGGTATCGATGTTTAACGGCTGGAACTACTGATTTTGGGGCTGGTGATATTGTGTTTGAAGTCGGGGACGAAGCGCACTATAATGGATCAATCTGGCAAAACGCCGGAGGGTCAAATACCTATGATTTACAGGTAGCAACTAAGACAGTTTTGGGAGGTGTGAAATTAGATTCTACAACGATAAAATATAATGCAAGCGGACAACTTCGTGTTGACACTACGCTCATAGCGTCAGCAAAGGCACTTTCTACACATGCCGGATTAACGACCACGGCACACAGTTTGGGAGCTTCTGCGTTTCACCCGGATGCTTATTTCAAACTTGGAAATGACAGCGTGTTAAATCCTGGATATGTGACTAATTGGAAATTGAGACTATACAGACTTTTGAACAATCACGACAGCCTGAGCGTTTTAGATGAAAAATCGTATAACTCATTGACAGACAAGCCAAATCTGGCAATATATCGACAATTGAACGACCCGGACAGTTTGTCCCATTTGCAGGAAAGAAGTTACCTGAGCCTTACAGACGTGCCGGATTTAACCCAACCACTCCTTAATGATCAGTGGTTTAAGTCTTACGACTATGCCGGGAATTCTGTTAATCTTTTCAAAATATCAAAAGATAATATGTTCACTATTGCGCCTAAATTTGGGGTTAACGCCTTTAATTTCGGACTCAATCAGGGGTTTAATTATTTTGCAGATTTACCACTCAGTCCGTTGGGAGTTGGGATAACTCACGGTACAGGCGTTAGGATAGGAGGCGTGGATGCTATGAAAGTATACGGAGTTGGTAATAGCTCAGGTTCTATTGACACGGCTTTTATTGACATTAAATCATTAATAATAAGGACTGGGGCTGCGGCCAACAAAATAGCGCTATCAAAAGATTCCAGAGGCTTAGTTAATTGGTCGGATGCTAAGTACCTTTTTTCTCTTGTTGCTAATCGAATCCTATACGCCTCTGCAACAAATGAAATGGGCCAATTACCCTTAGGCACTGCCAATCAGCCATTATTAAGCGGAGGTGCAAATACCGCTGGATGGGCGTCTTATACGCTTCCAACGACCGCAACTACCGGAAAAATCCTAATTGGTGATGGGACAAACTTTGTATTAAGCACCCCGACTTTTCCAAATGCTTCGGCAACTTCTGGAAAGATAATTAAATCAGATGGGACAAACTGGGTAGCAAGTACAGAGACATACGCTGTACCAGGTACAAATGGCAATCTATACAGTTCAGACGGTACAAACTGGACGTCTGTTTCACGTGGTTTAGGATTGACAAGTACGTGGACGTTAGCTGTAGATACCGCTTCAGCTTCGATTCTAAGTCGTCAAAGGGCCTTAAAAGAATACATGCCTAAAGTTTTCCCAAGTGCCGGGATTGTCGTCTCAACTGGTTCAGCATGGGGAAGTTCTATCACAGACAATCATACAAACTGGGACAAATATAACCAATGGAATGGCGGCTCAACAGATTTGGTCGCAGCAACCGGACGCACTTCGCTGGGAGGAACAACAATAGGTCAATCAATGTTTACTTTTCCAAACCCTTCAACTATTACATATTTTCGAGGAAAAGCAGATAATACAATTGAGGGATTGAGTGCCTCAGATTTTCGTACTGCTATAGGTGCTGGAACATCTTCAACAACCGGAACCGTGACAAGCGTAGCGGCATTGACCTTGGGCACTTCAGGGACGGATTTAAGTAGCTCGGTAGCAAATGGATCAACGACGCCTGTAATCACCTTGAATGTACCCACATCCTCAGCATCAAACAGAGGGGCTTTAAGTTCAACAGATTGGAGTACTTTTAACGGGAAAGTTTCTTTCCCCGGATTTGGAACGTCTCACTCTACATCGGCTTACGGAGATCATGATCACTCTGCAATTTATCAACCCTTAGCAACTGTTTTGACAAATACAACAGCTTCGTTTTCCTCTGCACTTGAAACAAAATTAAACGGGATAGCCGCAGGCGCAGAAGTGAACGTTAATGCAGATTGGAATGCTTCGTCCGATGACGCTCAGATTTTGAATAAGCCGACAATTCCTACTGTTAACGACGCTACCCTGACGATGGCAGTCACAGCCGGGGGCGGTTTAAGTATTTCGGCAACTCCAACATTTACGGCAAATGCAAGTTCGGATAAAACAATAACAGTCACATCTAACGCAACTATAAGCAATAGTAACGGAACGATTGTATTACGGGATGGTTCGGGTTATGTATCATTAGTTGGTACATTTTGCGGATCATCGGACAGCACATTAAAGAGAAATATCAGGCCGTTTTCAAAGATTGATTTTAAGAGAGCTGGGAAAATTGATTTTATGAAATTCATTTTTAAGTCTGATACAACAAAAAAGGAACACTTCGGGGTAGTTGCTCAAGAGGTCGAAAAGTTGATCCCTGAGGTCGTAAACATAAGCGAAGTCACAGGAAAAAAAGAGGTCAACTATATCGAAATGCTTGTGATTGTTGCCGCTCAACAGAAAGAAGAAATTGAACAACTGAAAGATAGGATTCAATCACTTGAAAAAATAGTTAACCTATTAATCGAAATTCAAACAAAATGAAAATAAGATTACTGATATTATTTGTACTATTTTGGGTTAATGTAAACGCTCAGAAGCTTCCAATTGATGGGCTTTGTCTCGATGATGTATTAGCTGTTACAGGAGGCACATGTTTAGATGAGGCTTTCACAAATGCCAACCCAACTTATTTTGATCCAGCTTATGCTGTGGCTGGTGGGGATTGGTTAGACGATTTCAGGAATTATGGTCAACAGGAATGTACTCGACCGACCGGACTTTGGGATATTATTTTTATGTATCTTGTGAATGGTGTAACAATTACATCAGCAGAGGCGTGTGATCCAAGCGTGCTTGCAGCATGCACTACATGTTATGGATATAATGGACAGACAACCTTTATAACCGAAGGCTCAGATGTGTATCTTGGGTATCCTGGCACAGATTGCACGTTAATGTATGACGGGTATTATGTAGTATGGGGAGTTTGGTGTACCGACTGTCCCCCATCTTGGATGGGTGTACAAATTATAAATGGGAAATGGTATTATGTTTATTGTTAAATTTTAGAATATGAAAAAGACACTTTCAATTATTTTTCTCTCAGTCCTGTTGACGGTTCAGGTATTCGCACAAAACCAAATCAGCGAATTATCAAAAGGCTTAATTTTCCACTGGGCAGGATCAGAGTGGTTCCCTGCTATTAATTTGGTCGATGGAACAATCGGAACGGCAACCGACACATACAATGTTTTGGATAGGCAGGGATCAGGTCGCCGGTCTCTGAGTTTTAATGGGACATCGGATTATGTTACGTTACCGAGTATTCCAGCTTTTGGAACAGGAGATTTTACGGTGATAATGAAGGTTAACGCAAAGAATGTAGCGAGAACAAATCCGATATTTTATAATAACGATGTAAGTTGTTATTTATTTATCACAAACACTTACCGCCTCAATTCATATGGGACATCAACTGTTTCTAACATTGCAATACCAACTAACCAAGATGTGTTAATACAATATGTAAGAACATCTGGAGTAGGCACATATTATATCAACGGCATTAGCGCAGGAACTACAACGGATACAAGAAATTGTACAAAAATAGAATACATAGGAATATCGAGTGTATTTTTCTCCGGCTCCATCTCCATGTGCCGCATCTTCAACAATTCGACTGTAGATATAGCCTATTATTCCAAACCAGAGAACCCAATTAAGGCCGCAGACCTTACCGCCTGTGTATTGAATTTGAATGCTGAAGGTATCAACCGCCAGAACATCTCCACTGTTTCTGCTGGGTATTGGTGGGACGCAACTAACAACATCACTGCAACGGTATCAGGGGCGACGGTGGTTATTCCGCCAGCGAGTAATCTGGGGGCGACGTGGTTCAACGGAACCACCTCAAAACTGGTATTTACCGGTATGAATGGACTAACCGGTATTACAACAATTTCAGTACAAATACATCCAATTGCGCTGGGAGGTTTCATTTTAGATAACACGAAAGTCAAATTGAAAGTCAATTCATCCGGCTATCTTTCGTTTAGTCGAGATGGTTCAACTTATATAAATTCAGGAGCCGGATCAATAGCAATTAACACAACTTACAATATTCTGGTTGCCTCAACAGCAGCAGGGGCAACTAATTTTTACATTAACAATGTTTTAAGCGGAACAGCAAATCAGGCAGCGGGAACCCCCGCTTCTGGTACAACGTGGAATATTGGAACTGATAACACAAACTTTTATAGCGGGTCAATGAAAGACCTGTACATCAACGGAGAGTTGTTGGATTTGGACAGGATAAAACTTTTGAACGATATTAATTAAAGGTTAAAATATTTTATTAAATTTGGTAACATAATTTAAACGGTTAAGTTATGAGTGATGAAGAAAAAATAGACCAACTCCAATCAATTGAGAATATCATTAACGCAAAGATTGACTCAAAAATGAAGGTCATTTATTGGATCATTGGTGGGTCAATGTTTGCCATGCTGACAATCTTCGTTACCATAGCCCTGCCTATTCAAAATAATTTGATTGAGGCGGTAAAGACGTTGGAAAATAAGGCATTCACAAAAGAGGTGGAGTCTGTTTATTTGAAAAAACAGGATTACTATCAGATAGAGGAGGACGAACACCGGATATTAAAGGAGGTAATTAAAAATCCTGCACAGGCTGATTATTTGATAGGTGTGATTAATGATAATATTATTGAAAAATTAGGTTTTAAGTGGATAACACGGGGAGGGCAAAAATGAAAGAGCAACTAATTTTAGACATTCAAAACCGGATCAGAGAAGTTGATGCTCTCGATGAACTATTTAATGAGGTTGATACTGAACTTTACGAAGAGGAGATTTTTAGATGACAAAAGTAGAGCAACAGGCACAATTTTTAAAGGACTTTGCAAAATTGATCCTAAAAGCCGATGAACTTGGTTTGACAGTCACGGCAGGTGAATTAATGCGAAGTCAAGAGCAACAGGATCTTTACCTTAAAATAGGTAAAACTACTATCAAACACTCTATTCATCAGGATCGTATGGCTGGTGATCTTAACTTTTTCAAAGATGGCGAATTGACATATTCAAAATCTGATATTCAGCCGATGGGAGACTACTGGGAAAGTCTTTCGCCTCAAAATAAATGGGGTGGCAACTGGACTACCTTTTTAGATACACCTCATTTTGAACGCAAATATTTAATTTAAAAATCAAAACTATGACAATCGCAGGAAGTCGGAGGCTCATCTTTTCACCACCGGGGAATTAGTTTTTTATAATTAATATTTGTATATTTGTATAACGAAGTACCAGATCGTTAAGATATTCAACTTTATGTTGAACAGACCCCGAAGGATAACTGGTACTTATTCTGAGGGGTTTTGATTTTATATTATTATGAAGGAAATTAAACTTAGTCAACACGGTAAAAATAGAGGTAAATATGTCGCATTGGTTGACGATGAAGATTTCGAAAGAGTTAGTAAATTTGAGTGGTGCGTAAAAAAAGGTAAAAATACAACATATGCCACTATGAATGTTTATATAAATAGTAAGCGCACAACACAAACTTTACACCAGCTTATCATGGAAAAAACAGGAATAGATCATATTAACGGAGATGGATTAAATTGTCAAAAATATAATTTAAGACAGTGCACAAACCAACAAAATTCCATGAATAGGATTGGAAATAAAAATACATCATCGCAATATAAGGGTGTTATATGGTGGGATAGATCTAAAAAATGGGTTGCACAAATAATGCATAACAGAAAACACGTTTATATCGGACTATTTACCGAAGAAATCGAAGCCGCTAAAGCCTATGATTTGAAGGCTAAAGAATTATTCGGAGAATTCGCTTGGTTAAATTTCAAATAATATTATACCTTTACGGTAAAAGATATAATATAAACCTTTAAATTTTAACATCATGACATTAGCCGGCAGGATTTTAAGGGCAATTGGCTCTTTATTTCAAAATTTAAAATCAGAACTGAAAAAGGCGCTTCCGTTATCTGTTATCATTGTTAACGGCGTGAAGGATTTGGTCACCAATCCAGTGCCCGGTAGTATTTTTGATGCCGTACTGGAATTTGTAAAACAAGCAATTCCGGGAAAAATGGATGACGCCTTAATCGACAAGATCCATCAAGCGTTACATAACTCCCTGCCAAAATTGGCACTTAACCTGACAATTTTAAATGAGATTGAAACTATTAATGATCCGGTACTGAAAGCCGAAAAGCTCAATGAAGCACTTCAAAATGCTTTGGCCGAAATCAATTTCTCAACAGATGAAGCAAAGAGAAATTTCTGGGACGGCTTAATGAAATTGGTCGCTGTTGATATTTCGGATGGGAAAATCACATGGGATGAACTTTCAGGCCTTTCAAAATATGTGTTCAATAATATTGAAGAGTTGAAAGCCAAAATCAAATGAGACTATCGGATTTAAAACCTGAATATTGGCAATACGTTTCAGAAACAGAGCAACATGCAGTCATTAAAAAAGATGATGCAAACGGAATAATGTTTCTTTGCCCTGAATGTACAAGACGAAAACTGAATGGTGAAAAAATTCATGTTCATTCGATTCTTTGCTGGAATCCGTCAGTTCCACAAACGATTTTGCCAATTCCAGGGAGATGGAATATTTTAGGGGACAACTTTGAAGATTTAACACTGCAAAACGGATCGTCTTCGGTTGCATTAACGGGCGCTTGTAATGCGCATTTTTGTATTAAAAACGGCGAAATAATATTCTGCTGATGAACCCGCCGCTTTATCTGGCTAAAAAACAATGGGTGCAAATTAACATAGTTCATATTTATAAATTCATTAAAACATTAAGACATGAAAAATTTTCGTTGGGTTTTATTTTTCGGGGTCGCACTGATCCTGTTATTAACCTTCCAGGTGCAGGCTCAGGAAGTAGCGGCAGCGACAAAGACGGGATTAATGGCAAAAGTTTGGGTGTGGCTCCTTAGTCAAGGTCAAGGGGTCTTAACTGGATTTGTGATCGCTTTTGCCGTCAAAAAGGGCTGGACGTTAGCGATTAAACACGTGGCAAATAAGGGCGCTATGATCACTAAGGAGTTGGGTGAATTAATGACAGATAGCTCTGTTTTTTTGTCAGTAATTGACAAGTCAATCAAAGACGATGGAACGGTAGAGGAAAACACCGTGCCTGAAATGATCGCAGCCGGTAAAGAAGTTGTCGCAGAATTAAAAGACGTTGTTATCTCGATCAAACCAAAATAAAAATATTTACCTCTGTTTCGTTTCATTTTTCATTTGTTTTTTAGGGGCTGGCTGTTGTGGTCAGCCTCTTTTTAGTTCAAATTTAATTATCTTTGCCTCAACAGTACCCTTTTTGCTTCCCGTCCGATCAGCTTGCGGGTCTTAAATACACCGCTCCTGCCTCTCAACGAAGCACACTGGGGCGGTTTTTTCTTTTTACCTCAGAAAAACATGCTGCACAACATGCAAAAACTTACTAAATCCAGTAATATTTTAACGTTTTTTAACGAAATTAATTAGGATCGTATTACTATTATTCGTAACTTTCGGTCATAATAATAACAATTAAAAACTTTGCAAAATGAAAAACATCGCAATCACAATCATCAAAGCAGAAGGAGTTAACGGACGCTGGAACCAGAAATTTTATCAACCAGGGGAATCGGTTGTTATCTATGTCAACAATGAGAAAATAGACGTAACCGAGGCGGTTAGTTTGGTTCGTGATTCAAAGGGTATGTTTTCTTCAGGTAGGGTAATTGATGCTTACAATGAGATCAGAAAGGAAATACAGACTGCAAAATTCGACGCTATGGTAGCAAAATTGGATGTAGTAGAAGCTCAACAAAATTTCATTAACTCATTATAATTTTTTTCGCCTAAGCGCAAATCCACCACAACAAGGATTGAAAACTTAAAAAATATTATTATGAAAACTTCAAAAATCGGTTACTGGATTGTTTCAAACGAAACATTGGAAATAGTGAAAAAATTGGTTGCTGAAAACAAAAGCTATGAAATAATGAAAATGTTCCCTGACGAGTGGAATATCGGCTGTGAGAGATTGGATAGAATTGATATTGATGAAAAATCAGTTACTTTCATTGATCGTGGATTATCAACTTCTAATGGAACCGCAGATGGAAGCTGGGGAATCAAAACGAAATAACCCCTGTTTAGTTTCTTGCAAAGTTCTTCGGAACTTGCCCCGCACTCTACCAAGATGCGGGGATTTCGGGTGAAAAATATTAATATTATGAAATATCTACACAAAATCTCAAATGAAATTACCGCTCTCGAAGCAAACCGGGGTAATTTCACCCCTGAGGACGCCGAATTATTGAATGTCCTTAACCTTTGTTACGATATTCTAAGCCGGACAAAGAAAGCTCAATCAATGAGAATTGATGATGAAGAAGATGTGACATTCCCGCCGTTTTTTGTTTTTCCAATTCGCTCAAGTCAACTTGCAGACTTCGCTTTTGCCCTTGCTGCGAAGCAGGGCAGGGTTGATCTGAAAAAGTTGATGAAGGAGCTGAAAAACTTCACCTACAAAGAATTATCCGAAGCAGGTATCCGGGCAGCGACGCTTAACAATTATCTGAAAGGAAAAACGGTGATCGGTGCGGAAAAGTATGAAGAAGTTTTAAATTTTATTATTTCAAAAACATGTTGTATAACATGTAAATAAATTTGCATTATGCGAAATGTTTAATGATATTTACATCATCAAACAAACAATAAAAACGAAGATCATGAAAAACGAAATTATCTACAGGGCAAAAGCCGTTAAGATTGGAAAAATAGCTTCAGAAAAAAACTGTTATTTCCTTGACATTATTGGAGCTGATGGAAATCAACAGACAATAGCTACAGGATCACTTTCCTACGTTAAGTCCTATATGAATAAGGTTGAACTTTATTAATTTTTAACTCCTGCGCTATCGGGATAACGGGCAAATATTATGATAGCAATTATCGGAACACTCGCAATCTTATTGATCAGCAGGTTATTTGCTGAAATAAATCTAAACGGGAAAAAATCATGAAAACACCCGAGGAAATACTTGCGTACATTCAAGAAGTTAATAAGATTTTATCAGTAAGTCTTATTATTGAAATTATTGCATTTGTCTTATTCGTTTTTGTATGGTTATATTTCATTTTTTTTAATTGATTATGAAAACAAATCCAACTAAATCCGAAATCCTAACCGGAGTAACAATATTCATATTCTTTTACCTTTTACTACAATTATCATGAAACCACTTGACGAATTTTCTCAGGAAAAGCAAATCTTAGCCTACCTAAAAACTGGCAAAACGATAACAAATTTAGAAGCTCTGTACAAATTCGGAGCTGAAAGGGGTAGCGCAAGGATTCACCGACTCAAAGATCAGGGCGCACCGATCGAAAAGGAGATGATCAAAACAGGATCAGGAAAAAGAGTAGCGAAATATTTCATTAATTTCAATTAAGTTATGAGTAATCAATTTTTTTGTGAAGTCTGCCATGATGTACCGATGGATTTAACCCGAAAAGTTGGGACTAAACAAAGTGGTAAATCCTACCGACAGAGATGGTTTAAATGTCCAGTTTGTGGCTACGAAAAGAAAGTGTATGCAGATGGCGAAAGAGATGAGGTATCAACTCCGTATTTTGCAATCAAGGCTATAAAAAGATTATACAAACAACAAGAAAAAAACAATTAATCATGACAGAAAAAAAGAAGGTGGGCAGACCTAAAAATGCCGAAGGAGAAAAGAAAGTAGCGGTACCAGTTTACCGTATGCCAAAAGAAATCGTACAGCTCGGAGGAATTGTGCGGGTAAAGAAAATCGTGAATAACTTTTTGGATAGACAAATTGAACAATTTAAAAAACTAAAGACATGAAAATAATCATCTTAACAATCGTTTGTGCAATCGCACTGGGTTGTATACTTTACGCTGTGGGTAGACGGCAAGACCTGAAAAATAAGCGCAAGGAGACTACATGCAATTTCAGGGATATGAATTAATGTAATTAAATTTTCAAGTAGGTGTTCGCTTAGAAGTCTTGATAAAAAAACAACCTAAAAGAAAGAAAAAAATGCACCTGGAAAAAAATTACTTGAAATTGCGATATTATCAATATTTCTCGCAATTACTGAAATAAATGGAGAGTGATCATAACGGCAAGCACATGAGCTGAGCCGGATTTCAAAGAAATAAATTGTCAAACCACATAAATTTAAAACAGGAAATATGACACCAAAAACCAATGAAACCCGACTTGACGGCAACCTTACCGTTATGGTTCGTTGTTCTGTTTGTCAAAAAATGCGAACCGCCAATCGTGATTTAAATTATAGAGATGTTGGCAAAGTTCCACAAAATGCATTTTTAGGAATTATTTCTAATTGTCCTCGCTGTAGCGATATGTACGGTTATTTATGGTTAAAATGGTATGATGAAAATAATAATGAAATTTCTAAGCCCTATAAATACACTAAGCCATAACGGTCGAGTGTAGCACAAGTAAGGGATTGCGGAGAGCAAACCTATCAAAATATACAGACCTAAATACGTGGCAGAATGATTACTTAACAGGCTAAACCCCAATTACTTATATACGGTGTTAGTAGCCGTTTTTTTTCATCTTTTTATTTATTTTTATGATAGTATTAATAACACACGAAGAAAGCCAAACAGTAATGGAAGCGTTTTTAAATGCCGGACATGATGCTTATAGTTGCGACTTATTACCAGCAAGCGGAAAGCACCAAGAAAGACATTTACGAATGGATTGCTTTGAGGCAATAAAACTTATTAAACCTGACTTTTTAGGTATGCACCCAGAATGTACTCGATTAACAGTTGCAGCTAATAAGTATTACAAGCCCGAATATGCTGAACGATTCCCGAACATACACGAACAAAGAGCCGAAGCGGTTAAACACTTTTTGAAATGTGCCGAAGCGATGGCGTTGCAGTGGGTTCTTAAAATGGCTACTAACTCGTTGCTACACGTACTTTTGTACGGCAAAAATACATCTAATTAATTAATTAATTATGAAATGGATAATAAAACGAATCCGATTTGATCCTGAAACGGACAATTTAATGTTAAAACTTAAACTCAGAAAGCAGGAGTTTTTCAGACTTGCAATTGCTGAAAAGTTGGAAAGAGACTTTAAAATTAAACCTAAATACCCATTTTAAAATAATTGAAAAACATGTTGTATAACATGCTAAATACCTAAAAATAAGTGCAAAAACCTGCTGTACAACATATGAAAATATTTGCAAATCAACGTTTTATGTTGTAACTTTCGTGTAATTACAAAGGGGGAATAGCCGAACACCCCAACACAAGGTAGGCAAACAAAAAACTTTGAATCATGAAAACACAAGTAACTTTCTCTCCGGTAAACGGCCAAGCAATCCCAGTAATTAAGTCAGTAGCTGAAAAATTAAACATACGCCCATTGGTTTATATGGGTAAGACAATTTCAACTCCAAGCGGAATTGTAATGGATGATCGTTGGATTTATGTTAATGTGGCTGGTTATGGTTCTATGGCGATTAATGTAAACCGTGCAAATTACTGCCAAAAGATGTATCAGTCGGAAATTACCATTCAGGAATCAATTGGTAGCAGGCTGATGGATTCTGACTTGAAAAAATTTGTCGAAAAAGTCAGCGATAGGATTGTTTTCCAGAAATATGGCAAATGGTACAGAATCTTTCTTTGCAAAAAATCAAACAGAACCTACGGAATTAGTAAAGTAGTTCTGTACAACTGGACAATCGAACCAAATCGCCAATTTGATGGAGTTAGCGTATCAGATATGTCAATTGATTGGAAAAGAAAATTTTATGTAAAATAATCCTTGCAGTTTTCAAAGTTCTGCAAAGGACTTGCCCCGCTTATCGAAAGGTAGCGGGGTTTCTGGGTGAGATAATGTTGTCTCTGAAAAACTTTGAAAATGACAAAGTACTACAAACTTTTCAGAAATTACTACAAAGATTTAGGTAAGGGAAAATCTGAACGGATTAAGGCCTATCGGTTAAATTATGGAATTGAGGTAGAATTATCTTCAATGTTCGATCTTGGAGGTGGAGATGAAATCACTGAGGCACAATACAACCGGATCAAGAGACTTGTTTTAGCCAAACTTTTAAAACAATAGCCATGTGCGAATTTTTAAATTGCCCCATTTGCGAAGCAGAAGCCTCTGACTTGTGCCCATGTGGAGAAGTTGAACCCTGTACCTGTTACGATGGTTGGATTTACATGGACGATTTTGGTAAAATCTTAACGAAAGAGCAATATGATGCTTTGCCGGAAGATGAACGATTAAAGGATAATTGCCCTATTTGCAATGAAGGGCAAATTTTTGGCAAAAATGTCACGTTTAACGGTGGCTGTATGGTGGCGTGTGGGATTAGAAAGCACACACTATCAATCTACAACAACGCTAATAGGAGGCAGGAACTTTGAATAACCGATTAAACCCACATGCACTATACAGCGTGTTATGCAATCGGATTTTATTACTAAACAATTAAAATACAATTATATGGGATTAAATATTTCTAAAGGCAATATGTACGAGTTTATTACTCACACATGGAACACGATTAAAGGCGAATGCTTCCACAATTGTAGTTATTGCTATATGAAACGATGGGGCAAGCTTAATAATGTTCGTTTTGATGAAAAGGAACTTAAAACAGATTTAGGAACTGGAAACTTTATTTTCGTTGGTTCGAGTTGCGATATGTTCGCTGAAAACATACCCGATGACTGGATTAAAAAGACATTGAAATACATGGAAAAGTTTGACAGTAAATACTTGCTACAAACTAAAAACCCTAAAATGGTATTAGACTACATTGATGCCTGTGTTATTACTAATAAATGTATTGTTTGCACTACGATTGAAAGCGATTCTTTTTACCCTGAGATAATGAAAAATTCGCCAACCCCAATGCAAAGAAGTATAGCAATGCAGGAACTAAGCGAAGTAATTGACACTTATGTTACAATTGAACCTATTTTGGAATTTAACTTAGAACACATGGTTACAATGATTAAGCGGTGTAACCCAAAACAGGTAAATATTGGAGCTGATAGCGGACGAAACAACCTTATAGAACCAACAAAAGAAAAGGTTTTACGATTGGTTTCGGAGTTACAAAAATTCACAATTATTCACAACAAATCGAACTTGCAGAGGCTTCTTTAAGCTGTTGCATAACGTTGAAAACTACACGCAGTTGCCGATGCGTAGAGTTTTACTGTCAAATTAGTAAAAACTTTAATACGAGAACAAATGATTGAATTACCACAAAGCCCCACATTACCTATACACGGTGTTAGCCGCTGCCCTTCTATTAATTTTTTCAATGTGGATTGCATTGAGTTTATGAAGTCGAAGCCTGACAAATGCTATGATTTGGCTATTGTTGACCCTGAATTTGGAATTGGAATAAGTAAAAGTCCTCGATTAGTAACAGATAAAGGATTAAAAGCTAAAACATGGGACGATAGACCAATAAACCAAAACTATTTTAATGAACTTTTTAGGGTTTCTAAAAATCAAATTATTTGGGGCGGCAATTATTACCCACTGCCAGCAAATAAACACTGTATAATTTGGGACAAAATGCAGCCCGAAGGAATGAGCTTTGGAATGTTCGATTATGCTTGGACTTCTTTTGATGGGGCAAATAAGATGTTTCGTTATTCGGTGCAAAAAGAATTGAATAAACGACACCCAACACAGAAACCAATACAGCTTTATCGGTGGATTTTGCAGCGATACGCAAAGCAAGGAATGAAAATACTTGATACCCACGGAGGCAGTTTTAACCATGCTATTGCAGCCGAAATAGAAGGGTTCGATTTAGATATTATGGATATTGATTCAGAATACTATCAAGCGGGTGTAAACGCTTTCAATTTGCACAAAAGACAGCAGCGGCTCTTTTAGGGTTGCGGCTAACGGTGGTGCTATGAGCAGTAGCGGAATTAAAGGCACAAACCTATCAAACGAGATGAATTTAATAAATAGTACAAACCTTGCAATTAACACTGAAACCGCTATTTTTTATAGCATGTGTTATGCGCTTTTAATTTTTAATCAAAATGAGAGCAGATAGTATAGAAAAAGTAGTAGAATTTCTTGAAAAACAAGGAATAAAAACAAAGTACGAACAAAGCGAAGGAACTAATTTTAATAGGGTAATTGAGTTTGAATTAGAAAACACAATATACTTTATAGAATGGTGGGTAAATCAATCGTATTTTAAACTTAAAAACGAATTTAGTACACCGTATTTGCCGTTTAAGTATATCGCAATCAATCCAAATTCGCCAACCGAAAAACATCACGACCAATTATGTTTCTATGATGAACCAACGCAAGGTGATAAAAATAGCATGTTTTATAATCCGATTCCATTCGGTTGTATGAAGCTGCCTTTTAATTGCGCATAACGAATTAGTGTATGCTGCGTAGCCTTTTGCTACGGGCGATAAACCATAAAACAGTAGAAATTATGAGCGAAGAAAATAAGCAACAAAATACGGAGGCTATGCAGTATGACACTGTGTTACCTGCTGTTGCGTTTGAATTACACACCAGTATATTTGATGTGAAACTACCATTTAAAATGACTGATGCAGTATATGAAACTTACACACAAATGCTTGAAGATAAGAAAACGTTTGGTGAACAGATAACTTGTATTAGAGATTGCACACCTTCATTAAGTTTTATATACGGGAACGAAGCTACAGAGTACCTTAGAATAGAGGTTGATAATAGACACCTACCTAACAATTTAGCTATGATACTTTTGAACAAAGTACTAAGCAATTGCAGGTAACGTTTTGCAGCTAAAAAATCGGGCGGGTAACTACCCACAAAACTTTATACAATGAACGAAAATTTGAACACAAACGAAACCGTCAACAAAGCGATTAACTCCGCCTGTTTTTTAGGTGCTGTTACCCGCCGTTTTACTTGCAAGAAAATCAGGGCAGGTAAATACGAATATCGTGGGTGGATTATTTCGTGCGTTGGATATTACGAACCAGAGCAACGGGTTTGTTGGGAAGCCTATGACCCTAATACTGGGTGTGCTGATTTTCACGGATTCTCAAAACAAGAAATCAAATGGTTAATAGATGAAGACCTGTCAAAAAATGGTAGGTAACGGTATCCGTGTATGATTTCGTGCAGGGATACGAAGCGATGCACTTTCAATATGCACTAATGATGATACGAGAAATGAACTTTAATATTAACCACAACCACAACCCCCTGCATGAATTATACACGGGGTTATAAAACGGCTTTTTATGAAAACTTTTGTATTAACAGTTTCAAGGACGTTCCCGAAAACTCACAAACGAGCAGGGCAACAAACATGGTTTGTTGAAAAAATAAACAAGGCAGGAATGCCAATATCAGATGAGCCAATAATGGGTAAAAAAATACATACCATAAGGGCAAATTATGAACTTTGGGAAAAACGAGCAAAACAAATAAATGATGGTAAAGCAATACTTTCAATTAGATATTGGAGCGGTAAACCATACAATTCCAAACAAGTTGAATTTTGCCAACTAATCAAAATAGGTTTGCAAAAACTTGACAACCCTGCAAATTTTGTTTGGGCTGAAATTGATGGTAAGAAATTCAACTGGGAAGATGTTGCTAAAAACGATGGCTTATCATTCGATGATTTCTGCGAGTGGTTTAAGGTCAGACAAAACAGTCCGATGGCAGTAATTCACTTTTCGGAGTGGCGTTATTAAGCTGTTTTATAACTCGTTGCTACACGCATTTTTTGTACCTACAAAAATGATCCAAAATTCTGAAATATTACAAATTAGAATTACTCCTGAAATATTGCATTATTTGGAAGTAATTTCAGAAAAATACAAGGTTAAACGGTCAGAATTTGTGCGACAGGCAATTTTAGAGAAATTAAAGCGGGACGTTCCAAAATTGAGGGAAGAAAGCAAAAGGGGATATTTCCCGTTTTGAAAACATGTTATGCAGCAGCTTTTGTCAACCGTATTAAGATATTTAGTAGTTTCAAATATTAATAATTAAAAATTAAACAAAATGGAAAACGAAAACAAAAGAATTATTGAGGTTAATGGAGTTAAAATGGAAATTGACTTAAGACAAGCAAAAGTAATTGATAACTATAAAGTTGGCGATTACGTGAAGATACTTGTAAAAGATTACAGTGGTTATAAAAGTTACATTGGTAACATTATTGGGTTTGACAATTTTGAGAAAAACCCGACTATTGTAATTGCTTATTTGAAAAACGAATATAGCACCGCAGGTATTGAATTTGCCTATTTTAATTCAGCTTCGGAAGGTATTGAAATTACCGTCTTGAATGATTGGGATATTCCATTGAAGAAATCTACAATATTGGAGCAATTTCAAAAAGAGATTTTAAAGAAAGAGCAAGAGGTTAACGAAATGAAAAATAAAGCAAATATTTTTGAACAATTATTCGGCAAATATTTTGAAGGTAAGTAAAATATAACGCAACACCGAAAGCTATATAAGACGGCAAAAAACGAAAGAGAAATGAATTACGAAAAAATCAAAACAGAATTAACCGACTATGACAAGGTGCATGTAGGAAACTACCTGACATACTTAAAGTTTCTGGAAACCGAAAAAAACAAGGATCAAACCCTAAAAAATCCTTGGTTCACAAGGCAGACAGAAGAGCAACTAATTGACGTGTTCAAAAAGGTTGCAACTGATAATGTTTTTATCGACGGTGAAACGATTACAATAGGATTCAGGGGCAAGTTACTGGTTACATACAATTATCAGGCTTACAAAAATCTTGTTTTGAACGTGTATCCTGAAACGCTTTTCGACATGCAAAATGTTCACGAAGGAGATACGTTTTCCTTCAATAAGGAGTCAGGAAAGGTGATTTATTCGCACAAAATAAACAACCCATTTGCGCTGAATAAACAGATCATCGGTACTTATTGCATAATCAAAAACAGCCGTGGTGAGTTTCTGGAAACCCTAAACATGCAGGACATTGAAAAAATGAAAGCCGTTGCGACCACAAAAAATATTTGGAACGATTGGCAATCTGAAATGGTACTAAAATCTGTTATCAAAAGAGCTTGTAAAAGACATTTCAGGGACATCGTTGTAAATGTTGAGGCTATTGACAACGAAAGCAACGACCTTGAACGGGTTAATGTTGAGGAACTGATTCAGGAAAAAATCGAAAAGGCTACTTCATTTTCTGAACTTGAAAAAATCTACAAGGATGAAAAAGACAACGTGAAGGATAAGGTTAATTTCATGCGACTTTTGGGAGAGAAAAAAGAAGCGTTAAAGGAACTTTTACCGGATTACACGACCGAAAACGAAGCCGAAGCGATCCGTATTTACAAGAAATATAACAAGGTTGAACCGCTTTTGCTTCATTGGAAAATGACAGACGAACAAGTTATTTCACTACTTGACAAAATCGAATCCAATAAAACTGAAACTAAATGATTTGCCATTGGAATATCATTCAGCAGACACCGGAATGGTTTGAGTTGAAAAAATGTAAAATGTCGGCATCTCATGCAACTGCAATCGGTAATTGCGGTAAAGGTCTTGAAACCTACGTGCGAAATCTGGTTAAAGAGTTGATAGTTGAAAGGCAATCATACACTAATAAGGATATTGACAGAGGCAACGAACTTGAACCAATCGCACGGCTTACCTATGAATTTGAAACCGGATGCACGGTTAAACAGGTTGGATTTATTACCTACTCAGATTTTGTGGGATGTTCTCCAGATGGATTGATTGATGAAGATGGAATGTCGGTTACAGAGAATGGAGGACTGGAACTAAAAGCAAGAAACGACGATATTCATTTCGGGCTACTTTTAGGCGATCCTGTGGACTCTTCAACTATATGGCAGATGAATATGTGCATGTTGATTACGGGTCGTAAATGGTGGGATTTTGGAAGCTACAACCCGAATTTTAAACAAAGCCTATTCGTTAAGCGATTCTATCCCGATCAGGCGAAATTTTCAGCACTTTTAAGGGGGTTTGAAATTGGAGAAAAGATGATAAAAGAGCTTTTAGAAATGCCGAACATTAAAAACGAACTTCAATGACCTCAACCGTAAAACGATAATTTTTAAAACGAAAGTTAAACCAACAAAGAAAAAACGATGAACGATCTTGAAAAAATTATCGAATCAGGCGACGAATTGGCCTTAATAGGCTGGTGTATTGGAATGATCTTTATTTACTACTTTAAAAAACTAATGCGATGATGTACGTAGCGTTTGAAGGCACACGAAACGAACAAATTTTCGACAGCGAAAAAAAGGAGATTACGTGGACGAATAATTTTTATTTGATCGTTAAGGATGTGGACATTCAGTTAGAAACCGGAACATGGAAGGAGGTTATAGAATGAACTTCCACGCCCGTATAACCGCCCATAATCACTTTGAAGTTTACACCGACGAGGATTTCAAACAGTCGCTAAAACTAAATGTAGGTGACTACGTAAATATCGAGACGTGGAAAGAGCGTAGCATCATCAACCACAGGCGGTTTTTTGCACTGTTGAACAAAACGATCTATCTGCTTCCTGAAGGTGCAGAATTTGAGAAGTTGCGAAACATCGAATACCTACGCAAAGAACTGATGATCCTAATCGGAAATGTTGACACTCACGTCACAATGAGGGGAGAAATGATCTTAATACCTAAGTCGATTAACTTTCAGAAAACGGACGACGTAGAGTTTAACCAGATCTATTTTCTATGCACTCAGGCAATTGTTAACACTTATCTGAAGCATATTACGCTTGAACAATTTGAATTATACATATCAAAATTTATATGAAAATGAGTGAAATTATTGATTTTGCGGCATATCTTACTGGACACGATGAAGAAACGATTATACAAATGTATAATGATTGGTTAGGTCATAGACAAGATGAAGTTACAAAAGTAACCCACATCAACGATATTACCAATCCTGAATTTCCAGAACCTCAAATGGATTACGAACAATGAAAACGCCTGAACAATCAAAAATTGAGGAGAATCTCAGGTTTTTCATTGAGCAATCATTCTGGAAATTTGAGATAGACAATAAGGTAAACATTCAATCTTTCACGGTCAACCTTCAAGATGGGGCCGTTAAGTCTGTGAAAATTAAACTAAAATAATTTACTGATGAAAACATTTATAACAGTTATATTGATTTTGAATTGTGCGGGTGCAATTATTTTAAATAATTAGCTGGCATTAATTGGATGGCTTGCTGCTCTATCTTTTCATTTAGATGCTAATGAAAATAATAAAAAATTTTAATCATGAAAAAACTATTATTTATTTTACTGTTGATTCCCCTGCTCGGGTTGAGTCAAACACAATGCGGTGACTTAAAATATGATATAGCAAGAACAGTTTCAGGTAAATCATCAAAACCTCTCGATGAACAGTATATTGACTTTTGTAACGCTGATTCAAACAAAGTACTTATAGGATATCGCTTTATTCTTTCAGACAGGAAAAAGGACAGGAATAGCTGGACTGCAGTTTCTTTGTATGATCCGGCGTATAGATATATGTTTACAAATGTTAATCAAGAACTTTATATATTTGTTGAATGGGCTAATTTTGATAAGCCAAAACATGTTTTTGAGGCATATAACTTGCAATACTATCAAAGACACAGAGAGCCACAACACAATAAATATTATGAAGTTGAACCTATTTTAAGATCACCTATACCGACTTTTGAGGGATTTGTACAGTGGAAAAAACAACTTAAAAAATAAATATTATGTTTGGGAAATGGTATTCACCTGATGAGTTAAAAGCCAAAAAAGAAAAGGCCAATAAACTCAAAAAACAGTTAGCGGAGTTTACAACAAATAAGGCTAATACGGAACTTTCAGAAGAGAACGAACGGTTAACTATCCGGGCCGAGTTCTTTGAAAAGGAACATTTCATCCAGAAAAAGCGGGTTGAAGTTTTGCAGGATATGAATGAAACATTTCGGGAGAACATAGAACAGTTGACGGATGTAATCAAGGCAAAAGACGGAGAGATTGAAGGGTTAAAATCCAAAATTGAACAACTGTTGACAGTGTAAACGAACTAACGAAAAAGTAATTTACATTTTGCATAATGCGATAATATTTTAATTGTTTCTTGTATAATTAAGTGAATAATATTATCTTTGATATAATGTTTCGTGACATTCTTTTAAAATATTAAGACTTCCTGCTGAAGATAGGCAGTATAGAAGACCAATTAAAATATCCTTCTTTTGAGGGGTAAAGCGTCCTGAGAGGTCTAACTACTCAGTTATATAATCCTGCTAAGAGGATGTTGTCTATTGTAAGATAAGCTGGGTTTTGCGCATTAAGAATTGCGGACTTATTTCACTTAGAAATGAACAGGAAGTTTTATTAATTTTTATTTGCAGTTATCAAAAATTTAACTACTTTTGAAATGCAGATTGACCACACATCCGAAGTTGTGGTATTTTTTGAACGAAAAATTACAAAAGTACAGTATGGCAGTTTTGGAAATATATAAGACCAGCGAAAAGGTAATTTTGTGGCTTCACAGGTCGCAAAAAACCCAACAATGGTTAGCTGATGAGTTAGGGCAAACTAAGTCAGCAATTAACGGTAAAATCAAAAGCAACTGCTTTACGGTAAGCGATGTTATTAAGCTCAAAAATTTGGGATGTTTAGTTGATTGATATTTTTTTCAATTCACTTTTTAAAAGTACAGTAAATGGATGTTTTTAAATTAAGTAGAAATTGGTTTGATTGGTGTTTTGAAAATTCTGAAAAGATTAATCCAAATCATTCAGCTCTTTATTTTTTTTGTATAGAACACTGCAACCGGATGGGATGGAAAGAAAAATTTGGTTTTCCAATGGAAATGGCAAAAGACGCAATTGGGATAAAAAACTATCGCACTTATTCAAAAACATTTCAGGATTTAATTAATTGGGGGTTCATAAAATTGATTGAAAAGTCAAAAAATCAGTATTCAGCTAATGTAATCGCTATTGTAGAAAATACAAAGGCAAGTACAAAAGCACTTGACAAAGCAATACAAAAGCACAGTCAAAAGCACTGCACCGGCATTGTAGGTATAGATATACAAGAAACCTTATTACCTGAAACAAATAAAGATATTATTCTTTTCGATAAAGCCGTAGATTGGATGAATGAAAATACTCCACTTGTTTTAAAACTAAGTAGTCCATTTACGGAACCTGAATTTACAAGATTGAGAAAAGATTTTACAAACGATCAAATAAAACACTTACTTTTAAAAATGCAAAATTGGAAGCCTCTTATAAAAAAAAGCACAAGTGCAAACCTGACATTTAGAAATTGGTCAAAGCGTGATGGATGTTTTAGGGATATGATTGTAGAAAATAAAAATAAAGTTGAGCAACCAAAAGAGTTTTCAAATCCTTACTGGGATTTACTTAAGCCTGAATATAGATGAAAATTGTAGCTAAATCAACCAGACAGGAATATTCAGTTGAATTTTCAAAGTATAACGGTACTGAATCAACACAGTGCCCGGCTTGTTCTGCTAATCGAAAGAAACAAAAGGATAAGTGTTTCAACTGGAACCATAACGAAAAAGTTGGTAAGTGCCATAATTGCGGTGAGGCGTTTTATGAGTTCAAAGAATTTAGGGTAAAAGAAAAAAACTTTGTCCGTCCGGTTTGGCAAAACAATACAGTACTTTCGGATAAAATAGTGAAGTATTTCGAAGGTCGTGGAATATCTCAGTTTACTTTGCGACAGATGAAAATATCTTCGGGTGTGGAGTGGATGCCGCAATTTGAAAAAGAAATCGAAACAATACAGTTCAATTATTTTCGAGGAGAAGAGTTGATCAATGTAAAGTATAGGGGTGCAAATAAGTCGTTTAAACTATTTAAGGATGCCGAATTGATCCTTTACAACCTTAACGGACTTGATAAAAACTTTGCCGTAATCGTTGAGGGAGAAGTAGATTGTTTGTCATTTATTGAGGTCGGGATAAAAAATTGTGTGTCAGTTCCAAATGGAGCTAAAAACTTTGATTTCATTGATCAATGCTATTCAGATATCGAGCGGGTTGAAAAGTGGTATATAGCCGTTGATTCAGATGAGGCGGGAATATTATTGAGAAATGAATTAATTCGAAGAATTGGTGCAGAAAGATGCCTTATTGTAGATTTAAAGGACTGTAAGGACGCAAACGAATATCTTGTTAAATACGGTAAAGATGAGTTAAAACTTGTTATCGAAACTGCAAAAGAGATACCACTTGACGGGGTTTTTACCGTTACGATGGAGTGGGAAAAGATGCTGAATGAATTTAAAAACGGAAAGCGATACGGAACTACAACCTATTTTCAAAGACTGGATAAGCATTGGAAATGGAGACAGGGAGAAGTAACAATCATAACAGGATATAATAATGAGGGTAAAAGTTGTTTTTGGAATGCTCTTCAGGTCAAGAAGGCCGAATTTGATGGATGGAAGTTTGCAATGTTTTGCCCTGAGAATTATCCGGTTTCTGAATTGATTGATGAGTTGATTCATTGTTACATCGGAAAATCAACAGATAGAAGGTTCGCAAACATAATGACTGAAGAGGAATACAAGGCGGGTGCAGACTTTATTAATGATCATTTTCTTTTTGTACTTCCCGAAGACGATTACCAGTTAGATAGCATACTTTCGAGATTTAAATATATCGTCAGGCGTTACGGTGTGAACTGTTGCACAATTGACCCTTATAACAACATTGACCACCTGATGGAAAGAGGCGAAAGGGAAGACCTTTATATCAGTCGATTTATGACTAAATTAAAAAAGTTTAGCATTGATAATGATATTTGTTTTGGGCTGGTTGCGCACCAAGTGACCCCGATGTTTCAGGGTAAAGAAGATTACCCTCAACCGGATATTTACAAAATTAAAGGAGGTGGTACGTTTTCAGATAAAGCCGATAATGTTATGTCTGTTTGGAGGCCACACCGTAAAAGTAACTATTCTGATCCTGGGGTTAAGATAATTTTGGGAAAGATAAAAAAACAGCGATTGGTTGGCATACCTGGTGAGGTAGATTTTGTTTATGAAGTAGCGCAAAACAGATATTTTGATGGTTCTGAAAATATGAAAATACCTGAAATAAATTACAATTACATCGAACCGCAGGAATTTAAATCAGTAGACGAATTAAAGTTTTAGCATGGAAGCAATAAAAGTAAAATATAAAGGTGTACAATACAGAAGCAACATTAAGGAATGTGCAGAAATTGCACGTTACTATGATTTTTTTAATTATTAACCATTTCGAACCAGAAACACCATTTTAAAAAATAAAATCATGAAAATCACAGTAAAAAGAGCAACATCTGAAGGAATAAAGGAAAATGAAGGCGTATTGTATGAAGCGCACGGTTTACAGTTTTGTCTAATTGAGGACAGAGAAGAGGGGTGGTTTCGAGCCATTGAGTTGCAGTCCGGATGTTCGGTGGCGAGTTTAGATGTTGATTTTTATTCAAAAGACGTAGCGTTTGACGAGCTTACAAGATTGATTTACTCAAAAACACAGGAAGAGTTTAAGAATGCAATCAAAAAAGCAAAAGCGGTTTATGGTAAAAAATACGGATTAAAATTTCCGGTTAACGAACCTGTAAGAAAATAATATCATGTACGAACATTTAAAAACGATCAAAGTAAAGAAGACCCGCAAAGTTCACGAATGCAATGCAAGCATTTGGTTAAGCGAACAACTTTCAGAAATTAGATCAGGGGAAATACGTTTAACAATTTCAGAACGCCGGGCGGTTATTAGGATGATGCGAAATAACTGGAAAATACCGGTTGGAAGTTCATGTGAATATCATGTCGGAATTTACGATAGTGATTTTTTTGCAACTTACAACGATCCGGAAATACATGAAATTTGTGTAAAATATTCGTTGTACGATGATTAAAAACCTGCCCTATAACATGCCAAAAAATTAGAGCATAAAAATAATAAAGAGTAAATTATTCACATTTAACGAACAATTATGAACTACAAAATAGAGCACATAATCAAAGCCTGTGAACTTTCAGAATTAACAAAAGAGCAAATTGATCTTTTTTGCAAAAACCTGGATGAAGCGGTAAAGTTGCTGACAGAGATAAAAGACGAATCACTACGGTATTATTTTGATAAATTCTGTTTGATGAATAACGTTTCTGAGGAAGATATTAAATCAAAGTGTCGAAAAACAGAATTAGTAAATTTGCGTAAAAAGTTTGCTATTTTAGCAAAAGAACATTTTCCAAATCATAGCTACAGAGATATCGGATGGGAGATAAACCGCAATAGTACAACAGTTGTACATTACTTTAAGATGGAAAAAGCAAGGAAAGAAAAGCGGGATAATTTGGAAAGAATGAAAAATGGGGTATAACGTTATTGTGCTACACGTCAGTAGCGGATTTGAAAGATAATTTGTCAAACATATAATACACAAATACAATGAACAAACAATCGAAAACCGATGCTGCCGCTATTGCGGGTAGCAACATGTTAACAACAGTTTTTAATTTTAAATCAACATCAATGGAAAAAACAAAACAAAAAATAGACGAATTATTTGAAAAAGCTACCGAAGTAGCTATGATTTGGGTACGACAACAAATTCAATATGTTTTTGAAAACAACAAAGGCGAAATAGATGAATGCGCCCTCGCGAATGGATCGTTGGCATTTTATAAAAACAACGAACCTTTATATGAATTTGAATGCGACGAATTAGATGGTTTTGACGATTTAAACATATTTATTTGTGAGTATGAAGACTCGTTACACTTGTCAGGTATTGGGGAATATTTCAAGCCGTCTTAAATTGTTGTTAACGGTTTCGGGCTTGGCGAAGTGGCTGAACCAGAAGCTAAATAGAACTACAAAACTTAAAAATTAAGAACGAATGATTGATAGAATTACTGAACAGCCATTTTGCCAAACCCGTGTTAGTGGCAGTACTTTTGTGAACGCAGATTGCTTCGATGTTTTTCCTTTTATTGAGGACAAATCAATTGATGCGATTATTTGCGATTTACCTTATGGAACAACTATTTTGAATTGGGATAAAATTTTACCTATTACAGAATTATGGAAACATTATAATCGTATTTTAAAAGATAATGGAGTGGTAGTTTTGTTTGGTGCTGAACCATTTTCGACTATGGTAAGAAGTAGTAATATTTTGAATTATAAATATGATTGGATTTGGCAAAAAACAAGACCTTCATTATTCCAACACGCAAACAAAAGACCAATGAAAGACCACGAAAATATTATGGTATTTTATAAAAAGCAACCGACTTACAACCAAGAACTAAAAGAACTTGAAAAGCCAAATAAAAGATGGCGAAAAAATAAAATGGGTGCTTTTTTAGAAAATGGTTGCAATGATATTGAAAGCAAACAAACCAAGACAGGATTTAATAGGCAAATTTTAACCTATGCAATGCACAATGTAGGAATGGAACATAAAACACAAAAGCCGATTGAACTACTTGAATTTTTAGTAAAACCCTACACAAACGAAGGCGATACAGTTTTAGATAACACAATGGGTTCAGGAACAACAAACTTGGCTTGTATTAAACTAAATCGCAAATCAATTGGAATAGAAAAGGAAAAACAATATTACGATGTCGCTGTTCGGAGGGCTTCGGAGTATTGCCGATAACGTCATGGAAATTAAAGAAGTAAAAAACACCCGTAAAAATAGAAAAGAGTTTTTTATTTCTTTTAATTTTCCTGTTATATGAAGGCACGGCTCAATTAGCAGCAAACATCAATCGGAGAACGAAAGAAATTTTAAATATTATTTTTTGAGCGATGAATAAAAAGAAATTAACTAAGGAAGATAAATTTTACATTGAATTATACTTTAGATGTCTGAACCCTTGCTCTGGAATAAACGGAAGGGAAATGGAGTGGGACAGGATAAAAGAAAACAGAAGTGAATATATTAACAGAAAGGATTTAGAGGAATTGATTGAAAAAAGCATGGACGATGAAAAAAAATAATATTTAAAATTTATAACTGAATGTTCAATCGAAGTAGTAATGTAGTGCTTTCATATAACGGCTGCCGTATGGTGGCGTACCGGATTTTGAAAAACTAAAAAATCAAGTTAAAATGAACGACAATAAGAGTACTGAACTTTCGCAACCCACCGAACCCGGTATGCACTATACGGCGTGTTGTACGCTGGCGGATGCAACCAACAAAACTAACAACGAAGAACTAAAAATAAAAAATGCTGGGGGGGGCGGTAATTTTGATTTGTTTGGTAATGAAGTCTTTAACAAATTAACATTGCAAGAAAAGTTTATAGAAAACCCTTTTAGCATATTAGATAGCAGGATGGGGAATTGGCGCAAAAGAGTAAATAAATGGAAAGCACTTGGAATTAAAAGTGAAATTGGTAGAGATGCTATAATAAATGGCAGTACCAATTTAACTAAACTTATGAAAGATAAAAGTAAGGTTAAAGGGCATGTTATACATGAAGGTACAAGTATTTTTGACCCTGCTTTATGTGAATTATTATATACTTGGTTTTGCCCTTCAGGTGGTTTAATATTAGACCCTTTTGCCGGAGGCTCTGTACGTGGAATTGTTGCAAATTACTTAGGATTTAAATATACTGGAATTGACATAAGACAAGAGCAAATTGATAGCAATCGTGAACAATGTTTTAATATACTTCCAGTAAATAACCAACCACAGTATTATGTAGGTGATAGCAATATAGTATTGGATACTGATTTTAACCACAAATTCGATTTAATATTTAGTTGTCCACCATATTATAACTTAGAAAAATATAGTGATTTAGAGGGGGATATTTCAAACATGAAGTATGAAGATTTTTCAAATGCTTATAAAAGTATAATTAGTAAATCAGTTAATCATCTTAAAAAGGGTGGATTTGCAATATTTGTAGTTAGTGAGGTTAGAGATTATAAAAAGAATTATATCGGATTTGTACCTAATACAATTAGATTATTTACTGATACTGGTATTAAATACTATAATGAGGCTATTTACATAAACGGCATGGCAGGAGCTTGTTTGACAGCTGGGAGAATTATGGACAAAACAAAAAAGATAAAAAGGATTCATCAAAATATTTTAATATTTAAAAAATAAGCAAATATTTTGAAAATAATTGCCGAAAAACTTGCAAAATGCAAAAATGCGTTGTATATTTACATCATAATTAATAACAATAAAACATAAAATTATGAAAGCAATTATTTATTCAAACCAAGTAGCAGTAAACGAATTTGATAATTTAGAAGAAGCTTATTCGTTTACATTCGGCAATAAATGTGATTCAGTTGAAGTGATAGGTGAAGGCGTTTATACTATTGAAGAATTTCAAACTGCTTATTCTAACAATGAATTTTAATGAAAAGGCAAACAATAATAGTAATAATTACCCCAGAAAAAATAGAATGCTGGGGTAATTTAAAGAAAGCTTGTAATGCTCATAATTGGCATTATAATACGCTTTCTAAACGTAAATTACCAATTGACTATGAAGATTGCAAAATTCATAGAGTGCCTTTTTTTTAATGGGGTTTGAAAAACCCAAAGCGGGCGGGGCATTTTTTATTTTTCTTTCAAACTGGCAGAAAACTAAAATCGAAGAACGAAACCCGCTTGCGTACAACGGTGACGGTATGAGCTGAAACCGATTTGAAACACAACATTATCAACACGATATGAATTTGATTAGAACTACATACTTTGACTTACCCACTGCAACGGTTTTTGCTTATACCGTGTGTTGTGTGCATGTAGCTTCCATTTCAGCTCAATTGAAGTACGAACACTTTTTTATTTAATTTTTTAGGGATGGCAAAAATAGAATCAAAAGAATTTGAGCGCAGATTAAAATGGACGCTAAATCAAAAAATAGACCATGCACTTGGAACTATTGACCAATTTTATAACTACCACAATGGGAAGGTTTATGTTGCCTTTTCTGGCGGGAAAGATAGTACTGTCTTGTTATGGCTTGTAAGAAAAATATTCCCAGAAGTTGTTGGGGTTTTTTCTGATACCGGGCTTGAATTTCCAGAAATAAGAGATTTTGTAAAACTTCAAGACAATATTGTTTGGGTTAAACCAAAAATGAATTTTCGGAAGGTGATTGAAGATGTTGGCTTCCCAGTTGTTAGTAAAATGCAAGCGCAATATATTGAGCAGTATAGAAATGGTTCAGAGCATATGAAGAAATTAAGGTGGAACGGGAAAGAATATAATGGAACAGTTAATTATAAAATATCAGATGATTGGAAATTTTTGATTAACGCACCGTTTAAAATTTCGGATAAATGTTGTAGTATAATGAAAAAAAACCCTATGATTTTATATGAAAAAGAATCTGGTAATCATGCAATTATTGGAATAATGGCAACGGAAAGCATACAACGAAAAAAACAATATTTACAAGATGGGTGTAATATATTTGAAAAAAAACATTCCTCGTCAAGACCTTTATCGTTCTTCTTCGATACCGAAATATGGCAGATAATAAACCAATACAAATTGCATTATTCCTCAATATACGATTTGGGATACAAAAGGACTGGTTGCATGTTTTGTATGTTTGGTATTCATTTGGAAAGCCCTAACAGATTTCAATTAATGGCAAAAACACATCCAAAACAGTATGATTATTGTATGAATAAGTTGGGGATAAAAGATATTATGAAATATATGAAACAGCCTATATTCCCGATTAATTGTGAACAATTAACACTTGAATTATGAAATTATTTTTAACTGCTTTTTTACAGGTTTTTTTTGTTTCAGCAAACACATACATGATTGCTAATAATTATACGATAGGAATTATAATTTGTTCTTTTTTGGTTAGTTATTTTTGGACTATTAATGTGAAAAAAATAAGCATCTCAAATAAAAAAGAAAGAATACTATATTCGTCGGGGGCTATGGTTGGAAGTATAGCAGGAGTTATTGTTTCATCCCTAATTGCTGCCTTGGCAGCAAAAGCGGGTGGGCAAAAAATTAAATAAAAAAGACTTATTAAGCATTAACCTTGCTGCGAAGAAAGGCTATTGCACACAACTCGTTGCTACACGCAATATTGCTCCAATTCACCTAAAAACAGCCGTATAGGCGCAACTAAAAATAATTAAGATGCAGAAACACACAAAAATATACATGAAGTTTTTCGGCTACCAGATCTCGGAAGATGCAAGATGTGAAAAATGTTGGTTTGATAATCATGAATTAAAAAATTTGTTTATTTAATAATTTATACTACATTTGTAATAGATGTAATACAAATATTATGAGAATTGTAAAAATAAAAAAGGAGTTTAAAGAAAAAAATTGTGTTGTCTGCGGAACTACTTTTACTCCGATAATGTCAACGAATAAATATTGTTCAAGAAAATGCAAATATATTGCGACATTAAGCAAAAGAAGTAAAAAGTCAGGTAGTAAAATATGTAAGTTTTGCGGAAAACCGTTTGAACCTTATACCAGTCTTAGTATGTTTTGTTCGCCAAATTGCAGGATAAGCAATCAAAAAAGCAAACGATCATTTCAGTGGAATGATATAAGTACAAGCAAAAGATTCGGTGAAAATAACCCTGCGTATCGAAATGGCAATTTTGTAAGAGGAAGGAAAAAAATAAATATTGGTGAGAGAATATTTATTAAACATTCAAAGGAGATTAAACAATTAATGTTGGATGAAAAAGGTTTTGTTTACTGCGAATATTGCAATACGTCTAATTCCTTGCGCTTTGAATCACATCACTTGATTTACAGGAGTGAAAAACCAGAACATGAAAATTTGCATAAAAAAGATAATTTACTTGTTTTATGCATAAAGTGTCACAATGAATTTCATAAACATAAAAGTTTAAGAAACGAAATTGTAAAAGCAAGACGCTTGGAATATTTATTTGGTGAGGATATACTTGATAGGTAGTGAAATACAGGCGATTCATGACAGGTTTATGGAAAATAATTACTAAATTTGAGATAAGATGAAAGCGAACGTAAAATTTAGTTTAAATGTTTTTGATCAAGAAATTGATCTTGAATATTACGGACATGGTTCAGAGACAACATGGGACGATCTGACAGAGGATCAACAGCACGAAATAGAGGATTCATTGAGGGAAGAAAATATGATAATCGTATCAATTGAAAATATTCAATGAAGCCAAAGCACTACATTGACAAAATCCGCATTTTAGTCAAAAGTGACATACGTAGCGGTAATGAACATAAGCTAAAAGAATTGATCCATAAATTAACTAAAGACGAAAATTATGAGGCCCTTCAAGGAATCAAACAGGCAGCAAACGAAACAGGATCAAAGATTTTCAACTGAAAAACCCCTACTTTCAGGCTATATCTACCAAATTCAGCAGGGAGAAGTAAAAAAGGTCGTTTCGGCTGGATCGTTTAAAAGGATGGGATTAACGGGGAACTGGAAGATTTTACAGGAATTTAAAAACGAAATAGAATGACACCAGAAAAAAAAGCTGATTATATAAGAGCTCAAATGTGGTCAGAGGGATTATCTGATAGGCAGGCAACTGAATGTGCACTTATCGCTGTCGCTGAAATTATTTCAGCTACTGCTGCTTTTTCGGAAACAGAGAACGTATTTTGGAATGAGGTTAAAAACGAATTAAACAAAATATTATGAAACCAAAAGATTTGATTGATCAGTATTTTACTTGTACCTGCGATGAGATGTACAAGAGGAGAAACCTTACCGACCCTGGATGTTTTTTATGTAACTATGAAGAAACAATCGAGGAGGTTATGACACTTTACGCCAATCAACAATTGACAGATTTTGTCAACTGGATTAACGAGGTGCACCCCGGTAACTACGTTCCAAACAGTCGGATCGGTCAATTTAACATAAGCCAAAATGAAAAATCTTAAAATGATCCTATTCTTTACCTGTCTCGCCGGATTAGTAGGGTTGGTACTTTTTGAGGTGGGTAAATTTGTGATTGAAATAATTACAAAACAATGGAATTTAAGCTAAGAGAGAAACACTACAAAAATTCACGCTTTTCGGAGAAAGTATGTTTAAAATCAAAGCAACGTAAAATGGATATTGATTTTAATGAAATACAGCAACTAACATGTAAGTATATTAAAGAAAATATAGAGACGACAAAAACACTTAATGTTAATATTCCACGCGCCAATGAAGTCACGGTAATAAGAACACAAGCGCAATTAAATAACTTTATTCTTATTTTAAGTTTTATTGAAAAGTTTGGGAAGATAGACTATTTAAGTATTCAAACATATACAATTGATGAAAAGTTTATTAATTCAATGCTAATATTGTTAAATGAAAAGAAAATAGATAAATTAGAGTTGATAATATCTGAAACAATGAGCTTTAGAATGCCCAAAATTTATGTTAAAATAAAAGAAATGTTCGCAAATAATATCAATTGCAACCTTGCTTTTTATTGGGTACATTCAAAAATTATACTCATAAAATGTGGTAATGAAAAATTTAACATTGACGGATCTGGTAATTTTTCAAGCAATGCACAAATTGAACACTATAATATTTTTCATTCAGAAAAAATGTTTAACTTTGATTTTGATTTGAACCAAAGTTTTTATTTTGGGGCGAAACTTAGAAAAGGACATGAGATATTTAAAAATTTCAACCCATGCCTGGAGGAAATAAAGCTATAAAACCGAGTGACGGTAAGCAATTTGAAAAAGGGAATAAGGCTGCCGAAAAATGGACAGAACCGGAAGCCATGAGGTTCGGCAATGATTTATTGGCATGGATGAAAGAAAAAGACGAAAATGTTTTTTTTAATGATTTTATTTATATTTCATGTGATGAATCAAAATATCCCGGAACGATATATTCAGGATTAACATCATATTTGAGTGAAAAATTCTCCTCGTTTTCTAAAGTACTACAAAAATGCAGGGAAATCGAAAAAACAAAGCTGAAAAAATTCGGAGCTTTCGATAAATTAAACGCCAGTATTGTTAAATTTCTTCTGAGTGCAGAATATGGGTTAACAGAAAAAACCCTTTCAGAGCATACCGGACCCGGAGGAGGTCCACTGATACCTAAACAAACAATTGACTTATCAAAACTTTCAAAAGATGACCTTAGAAACCTTATTGAACTGCAATCTAAGGCAGGAACTGGCACGCCGTGACTTTTGGGAGTTTTGCCATTTACTTGAACCTGAATTTTACCGACCAGAGCGGGAACATCTCAGAATCCTTTGTGACACTTTAGAAAAATTCTATTATAATCAACTACTTAACGACAAGGGTGAGCCGTTTCATAAGCTCATGATACGTATGCCGCCACAGCACGGGAAAAGTAGAACCCTTGTAAACTTTACAAAATGGGCACTTGGCAAAAATAACGAAGAGCGAATAATTACCGCTTCTCACTCAGACGGGCAAGCTTCAGATTTTTCAAGATACACAAGGGATGGAATTAGTGAAGTTAAGAATATTGAATCACAAGTAGTTTATTCAGACGTGTTTTCTGAAACAAAAATCAAACAGGGAAACGCCTCTTTTCAGAAGTGGGCACTTGAAGGGCAGCACTTCAACTACTTGGGCGTCGGCGTCGGCGGTGGGGTGACGGGCAAGGGTGCAACAATCAGGATTATGGACGACCTGATTAAAGACGCAGAAGTAGCCCTCTCAGATAACGCACTTTCAAAAATTTGGGTTTGGTTGTCAGGTACTTTTTCGAGTCGTAACGCTGCTATAGGTGGTGATGTAAAAGAGATATTTTGTGCAACGATTTGGGGTGAGCAAGACCCACAGATTATTCTCGAACAGACAGAACCAGGAGAATGGTTTATTTTAGCAATGCCAATTTACAACACTGAAACAAATCAGATGCTTTGTCCGGACATGATGAACAAAGAGGCTTATTTGAAGCTTAAACACCGGATGGAAGTTGACGGCCGTACTAAGATGATATTTCAGGCCAACTACCATTGTGTAGCTATTTCTGACGATGAAACTAAGGTATTTCCGATTAGCAGTCTTAAAACTTATAAGGAATTTCCAGTAGACATGGAATATTTTACTATTGCCTTTGCAGATACAGCAGATGAAGGGAAAGACTATTTTGCAATGCCAATTTGTAGGGTATATGGTTACAGGGTGTATTTAGTTGATGCAATTTTTGACCAAAGTAACCTTACAGTTCAGGAAGGACAGGTTCAAAGTAAAGTAAAAGAACATAAGATCAGTAAATTGGTGGTTGAATCTAATAGTTTTGGTGCTTATTTTGGGCGAAGGATCAGGGAATTAATACCAAATGTTGAGGTATTTGGACAGTTTGCCAAGACTAATAAGATGGGACGGATTCTTGCAAACGCCGGATTAATCAAACTTTACTTTTATTTTCCTGAAAACCCTACGCCTGACCTGCAACGATTCATAACCCAGGTCACAAAATTAATGAAAACGAGTACAAAAGAAGACGATGCGCCGGATTCACTGGCCGGTTTGTGCGCTTATTTAGAAAAATATATGGGGTTATTTAAATCGGAGTAAAATAATTTAAAAATAATTAGCAAATCATATAGACATTTGATGGTATTATATTACATTTGTAGGTAACCAATTAAAAAAAGCTATGGAGATTGTAAATAAAAGAAAAACAGTTAAAACATGTTGGTATAATTGTCCTCTATATAAGGAAGTGGGGGAGGTGATGACGTGTGGTCATCCATTTTTTAACGATAAGGGGGCATATTCTGGTCTGATAATTACACACGAAAATAGTAGAACACGAATTCCTGAGGAATGCCCATTGAGATTTGAATCTTTGAAAATTGTTAAAATAATTGAGTTGTCAAAATAAAAAACGACGAAATGGCAAAAGTAAAACGCAAAATTATTCAGATATCAACGACCCGGAAGTGAGCCAACGAACTCAATACAGTCAATTCAAGGGAGCGAATCATGATCAAAGAGATAACCACCATTTGTAAGTTAGCCAATCAAAATAAGAAACCCAACGATTTTAAGCGATCTATGTGCAAAAAGATAACCATTTTACATAAGTGAGTCATTAGTCTTAAAGCAAACATTTCCGGAAAACGAAAACCAGTCAATAAAACGGCTGGTTTTTTTATGTCACAAATAAAAAACATGTTATATAACATGTTTTTCAAAAATCTTTTATAGATTTGCGTGAACAAATATAATTAGGTATGTCTGATTGGCCTCAAAATTGGCTCATAAATCTATTCCGAGGAAAGACTGATATCAACCGGAATGCTATTAATACCTACAATTATCAATACTTAGTTGATAAACCAGCTTGGTTATCCCTCACAAACGCACATGAATATCGCAGGGCAGTTGCAGAAAACCCCGTTTTGAATGGCTGTATCTCCATTTTGGCAAATGCCGCAGCGAACGGAAAAAAATATCTTGTCGATCTTGACGGAAAAGAAATCCAGTGGAGTTCAAAAAAAACAGGGGTACAAAATGCACGAAAGCTTTTCATCGAACGGCCTAATCCGTTACAATCTGTTAAGGAGTTTAACTATGAGCGGATGTTCATGTTCTTCACTTTTGGGAATAATTATGTTTATCTTAATAATCCATTGGATAATTTTGATACCGATATTACCACGGTGCAGACAATGATAAACTTACCGTCTGAATGGATTACGTTAATGCAGACAGGTAAAATCTACGATCAGATTGAAATTAAAGGTATTATTGAAAAATACAGCTTAACGAATTACAACCCGGTAAAAGATTTTAACCCTGATAAAATAATCCATTTTAACGACATTAACACATCTGATATTGGTAATTCAATCATAGGATCATCACGACTTGAAAACCTACGCTACCCAATTACCAACACTCAATTAGCCTTTGAGGCTATGAATGTGATTTTGAAGAGCAGGGGAATGCAAGGTATTATTAAAGCCAATAACAAAGACGGTACAGGAACGCAAATACCTTTAAGTCCCACTGCAAAGAAAGAGATTGACGATACTTTCAAATCTGATTACGGGTTAAAAGACAGCCAAAAGCAGTATCTAATCAGTTATTCAGATATTGACTTCATCAAAACAATTATGAATAGTGAGGAGCTTGGAATCTATAAGGAATTTTCAAACAACGCTATGATAATTTCAAACGGTTTTGGCATCCCTTCGGAACTCTATAAAACTTTCACGCAGGGAGCAACATTTGAAAACCAATCACAGGCAGTCAGAAGGCTTTATCAGGATACTATTATTCCCATTGTAGAAAATGAAGATCAATACTATACGGATCGGTTAAGGATGCGAAATTACGGCTTTGAACTTCGTACAGATTTTTCCCATATTCAGGCATTGCAAGAAGCACAAAAGGAAAAGGCAATGGCTTTGAGTATGAACTCAAAATCTGCTGAATTAGCTTATAATAATAACATTATAGTATGGGATGAGTACCGTGAATTAATAGGTCTTGAACCAGTTGGAAGTTCTCTTGGGGGAGATTTATACAAATACCAACGAGGCGAAGCAAATACACAAATAAAACCAGTTGCGGAGGACGTAACACAAAACGCATTGCTATGAGCAAGAAAAAATTATCAAAGGAAGAGATTGAAAAGATTAGGGAACTGAAAGAGAAACAGCGGGGTAAATACCTAAAAAAATAAGCTATGGAAAATTATAACTACGGAAATAAACAGTTTGGCACTCGAAAAGAGATGTTTGATTTTCTGTTTAAAAACAAAAAGCAATTGATAGCTCAAAAAAAAGCGGTTACAAAATATGCTGATTGCGTCACTATGGCCCCGATGATTATTCATGAGAAGCCACTTGATACAGAAAAGGAAGAGCAGCCAATTGAAGGAATATTACCTGATACTCTTAAGGTTATAGTGATTATCAATACTACTAATTTCATGGACTGCCACGACGATGTTCATCTCCCGGGACTTTGGGCTAAAAGTCTGGCAGAAAATAAAATGATGATGCACGTTCAGGAACATGAGATGGAATTTGAAAAAATTATCTCAGACGGTAAGAACTTGAAAGCATACACCCGTACCTACACATGGGAAGAGCTTGGGTATAAATATTCTGGAGTTACCGAAGGATTAACATTTGATTCAACTATCGAAAGAAAGCGCAATGAATTTATGTTGAACCAGTATAAAAATGGATGGGTACGAAATCATTCGGTCGGGATGAGGTATGTTAAACTTGATATGGCTATCAATGACGAAGAATACCCTAACGAGTTCACAGCTTGGAATACTTACTATCCTCAGATAGCCAATAAGGAGAGGGCAGACGAAAGAGGTTATTTTTGGTATGTACTCGAAGCAAAATGTATTGAAGGGTCAGCCGTACCACTTGGAAGTAATTCAGCCACCCCAACAATGACCGTTGAAGAAATGTCAATTGAAGAAACAAAGAACGAGCCGCCAATTAAGGCACTCAATATAGAGCCGGAGCAATCCACTCATATCGACTTTAAATATTTATTAACCCATTTAAAAAATTAACAAAATGGCAGAAAAAGAAAAAACCGACAAAGAACTTTTGTTGGATGAAATTAAAGGTCTCATCACCGATTCACAAAAAGAAAATGTGACAGCAAAAGACCTAAACGCAAAAATCGAAGCGATCAATAAAAAGATTGAAGAAAGCCTCGACAATGCAGGGATGAAAGCACTTAAGGAAAGTGTTGATAAACTTTTGAAGGCTACCGCAGAAAATGCCGCTGCAATTAAGGCTATCAACGAAACCCCGCAACCACAGGGAAAAAAAGGTGCTGTAAAAACTTTCCGTGAAGCTATCGAAGAGGCTATTATGGAAAAATCCGCAGGTATCTTAGTTGAGAAAAACGACGATAACGGGAAACGCCTTTCTTTGAAAGATTATTTCACCGAAAAAGGTAACAAAACCACTCCGGTCTACACACTGAAAGCCGTGGATATGTTGGAAAGTGCTATCGTTCAAACTAACGTAGCAACAGTTCGGTTAACTGAACTTGACCCCAATAGGGTAAGCATTCCGCTGACTATCTACCCGCACGTATTGGAGTGGATGCCATCGAAAGGTATCACCCGTCCTTATATGTCGGTATTAGTTGTTTATTCCTACTCTGATGGAGCCGGGACAAAAACAGAAGGTAGTGCACCAACTCAATCCAGCTTCTTACTTAAGACTGTCGAATTCAAAGCATTCACTATTGCCACCTATGGAACCTTATCAGAAGAAACCCTCGACGATCTTCCTGAAGCAATGGACGAAATCGCAATGGTATTCCCCTCAAAGATTCAGGATAACGTGGATGGCCAAATTCTTGGAACAGCAGGAGACGATTCTACTGCATTGGCAGGGCTTGGAACTGCAAATAAGCATACTGATTATTCCGGCAGCGCTTACGCCGCCGCAATCCCGGGGGCAAATATGGTTGACCTTATTGATCTCATGGCTTCGGAAGTTCGGGCAAACAAATACATGCCGGATTTTGTGGTCATGAACCCGCAGGAGAGGTTGATCCTTGGTCAATTGAAAGACCTGTTGAACAACTCAATCAGTGACCGTCGGATTACATTCGACACGCTTGGACGTCCTGTTTATGTCAGCGGTTTACGTATTTTTGAAAGTACAGGGATTACGGCAGATACAATGTTTGTAGGAGACAGCAAACAGGTATTGATTGGAAAACGCAAGGATATGACCTTGGAGATTGGTTACAACGGAACAGACCTTTCCGAAGGCCAAAAAACTGTTGTGGTTAAAATCCGTGTGGCTTTTGCTGTACGTGACAAGGCTGCTATCGTTTATTCTGCCGCCGTTGACACCGACTGGAACGCACTTGTAAAAGTTTAATCCAATGAAAAAAGGATTACTCATTTTAGTGCTGATTTTTGCAGCAATTTTCAGCATGGCGGCAGATAGGAGCTTAAGGATTTCAACAGGTTACACCACGTTGAGCCCTTTTACTCTGAATGCAAGCGATACGATCAATGAAAGCCAGACTGTTACATTTACGATTACCAATTTACAGAAGTACATGCAACATCAAACTTTCACGGTCGGACTGACGACTGTTACAGGTACTCCTAATGTAGCTATTACTGCCTATGGAAAAGTAACCTCTTCCGGTTCGTGGGTTCAGATTGGTACTCCGATAACATGGACAACTACTGGCAACGATGGTGATATCACAAGTACATCGCCGATTAATTACAATTATCTAAAGGTAACATTCGTAGCAACTGGAACTGACCAGCAGACGAAGATTACAACCTTTACTGTACGAACGGCCAACGCTTATGATATCCCGGCCAACTCTGGAACGTTAACTATTTCACGAGCAACCGCAGGGGCAGTAACGGTTACCTCTAAAGACGACGATGCAGCCGCAACAAGTACAGTTTATCGAGCTGGTTCGACTGGTCCCGTGGTATTCGGTTCAACCGATGGAACGACTGCGATCGCTTCGAGTGATTGGGCTATTGGTACAACGGGTATAATGACCGGAATCGGTGCAATTACTTCGAACGGGTTGATAACCGGAACAGCAGGAGCAACCATCACAGGTGCAGCAGTTAATTTGAATGCATCTTCTAATTTTGCTACGAATATAGGCACAGGATCGACAGATGCAGCAGTAACGATTGGAGGTAACTCAAATACTGTTGCTATTAACTCATCTGGATGGGATATAACATCCGCAGGTGCAGCATCCGGATTTGATTCATTTTCTCAGACTGGAACCTATTCAATGGGGACATATGCTGCGGCACTTGTTAAAGCACTAACAGGATCAAGTTATTTAGCTCACGTAATTAATTTAGTCAGTGAAACGAATCCAAGCTCAGAAGTGTCTTTGATTGGTGGTTATGCAAAAGTATCTAACACAACAGTAGATCAACCAAATTTGCAACTTGTTGGTTTTGCTCCACGTGTTTCGATGGGTAAAAATGCTTTAGATGCTTACGGATTACAATCTCATTTAACTTTAGTTTCTGGAGCTAATTCAACCGGAAATATGACTGCCATCTCTGGAAAGACTATTTTAGGGGGCAATAATACCGGAGGTATTGTAACGGCTGGATTATTTACCATCGAAGGAGATTTTCACCCTGCAACTGCCTATGGAGTCTGGATGGATCTTGTTGATGCTAATATTAACGCTGGTTATACCTTAAACGTGAATGGGGGAACTGTTGATACGGGTATTTTGCTCACAAAATCAGGAGATGGTGCTTACGGCTCTGAGATAACATTTTCAAATGGAACTGTTTATAAAACCGGAACTCAAACTTCCAGAAATGCCATTCGTGTGACAGATGGAGGAGACTCATATGCTATCGGTTCTGTATATGTGTCAACAGCTGGAAAGATTTATCTCAAAGTGGCACATGCAGAAGGTGATACAGACTGGGAACGCGTAACAACAACAGCAGCCGACTAAAATGGAAGCTATCTTAAAAAATAGAAAGATTGTAACAGGAAGACTTGCAGAATTATTCTGTCAGATAGGTATTGCAAAACCTAACGATGGAAGCGAGTTTGTTAAGTCGGTTAAAAAACCTGTAAAAAGGGTTGCAAAACCGAAGGTAAAAAAGAAAGTAAAAAAGTAAGCTATGTCATTTATTGATAGCACATATTTTGTTGGAGAGATTAACATTCCGAACCTTTCGGGTACAAACTCGAATGCGACTGCAATTGCTCAGGCTATTACTCAGTATGAAAAGGAAATTCTGATTGAATTACTTGGGTATAAGTTGTATTCTTTACTTATTGCCGACTGTACAGGAGAAGGCGGGGTACCTGTTACTCAAATTTACATTGATTTGGTTAACGGGGCTGAGTTTGATCTTGACTACGGAGGGGAAACCGTAACTTTAAAATGGGAAGGGCTGAAAAACACTGCAAAACAATCCCTAATAGCTTATTATACTTATTACAAGTATGTTGAGCGAGAGGTCACACATCTTTCCGGTGTTGGTGTTGCATTGACCCAGACCATTAAGGGGACACGGGCTTCATCCGTCAATAAAATGTGTGCTGCATGGGAACGTATGAGAATATTGTATGGTATTATCTCGCCTAATTACAAGAGATTTTTTGATCATCCTATAAAAGGCGACAATATATCATATGTATTTAATTGCGATCCATCGGCTTACAATTTTCTTTTTACAAACAAAACAGATTATCCTGACTGGATTTTTACTCCACAATGGAACATTAACCAATTTGGAATATGAGCGCAGATTTTAGGGATTTTCCGGCAGTTTTCGATGAGGTTGTCACAGAGGTACGTAGTCAATACGATCCTACCAATGTTTTACAACCTTATTATGGATATGGTACATACTTTGAGCTTATGGAATTATGTAAGGTTAAAGATATGAACCAACTGGAAAAATACCCTTTAATCTGGCTTGTGTGGGAACAAGGGGAAAATGAACAAAAGTGGATAGAGGAATATTTATATACTATTTCTCCCCGAGTTTTTATTTGTTTTCCCTCAAATGCAGATGATGATACAGCGAAGAGATACACGAACAGTATTAATTCGATTCTGTACCCTGTTTTCGATATTTTACTCTCAGAACTTGATTATCATGACAGGATCAATTTAAATTCATCATTTGTATATAACGTTAACGATCATCCGTTTTGGTTAAGAAATGATGCCGGATCATTTGATGATCTTTCTGCTATTGAGATAAAACTTGAAAATTTATTATTAATAAAACTTTAAAATTATGACAACATTAAAATATTCAGGAAATGGACTTTCAAAAGGGTTTCTGCCTGACATTGAGGGCGTAATAGTTCTCGAACCGGGTACGACTACTACCTTATCAAATGCTAAGCTTGCGGCTGGATGGGCGGCCCACATTTGCCCAGCAACTTCCGCAGCGATTGTGGGTACTTATATCAACCTACGCCGTGGAATTGAGGACAAAACCACAGCACCGGAATTTACAACCGCCAATACCGGCATGAAGGAAAAAACTAAAGACTTTGCGTGGGAGTGCACTGGCTACGGCTTTATGTCTTACCGAGATTACCGCACATGGTTTGCAGCTGATGGCAAAGACTATGATTTTGTTTTCGTATTGGCAAACGGAACGCTTTTGCATTGTTTCGACACGTCTGGTAATGTTATCGGATTCTCAGGCGCAATGTTTGTTAACTACGGTATTCCAAAGCCGGGCGGGGACGGTAAACAAAAAGCCTGTCCGTTTGATATCATGCTGGACAGTATAGATCAGATGAAAGGTCAGGAAGTCACCGAAACGGCATTTAGTCGCAGGGAACTTGAAGAGTTAGTGCCTGTTGGTATTAACATCGAGGTTACCTCAGCTTACAACGCTGGAGCCTTGACCGTCAAAGCTACTCACCGGGTAACTGGCTTGCCGTACGCTGGATTTACCACTTCGGCAGAATGGAAAGTAGTTTCTACAACTACCGACAACACGGCTGTAATCGCTATTGTTTCAGCTGCCGGGGCTGCAATTGGTGTATATACCTTGACTGTCTACGTTACCGGGACTACACCGATGACTGGATCATTTGAAATTCAGGCAGAGAAGATTGAAACATCTGTTGTTACTTATCTTTCACAGGTCATAAATGTAGCTGTATAATGGCACAGTTTGGTAACACACACGTGAACACTACTGATGTTGACTTTTCGACATGGTCGTATAAAGACTTTTTAGTTTTTTATGAAAATGGATTAAAAGGTAACGTCACGGAATCACCCGAAGAAATTGCAAAAGTCCTTGGGGTGAAAATTCCTGTACAGAAACCAAAGCCGGAAACGGTTTAAACTAAAATAGAGGTGCTACGAGAGATTTAGCACCTTTTTTTATATCAGTAAAATCCAATGAGCAGAATCCTTGACATACAGAAACGAAGCAATCAGTATATGGCAGCGTTCAAAGATAACGTTATCCGGGTGATTGAATCAAATGAGAATATCATGCTGAACATGAATAAATCCCAGATGCTTTCTTCTTTGGATTCGCAGGATAAGCCATTGATCCACTCCCGCACAAAGTCACCACTGTTGAGCCGTGCTTATGCAAAAAGGAAAGGTAAAAGCAAACCAAATCTTTTTGACAGGGGAGATTTTCAGGCTGGAATGATCTTTACTATGCCAACCGAAAAAGACTACATTATTACTTCGGATGATACGAAGATTAATTTTCTGGTTGGTAATTATGGATCAATATTCGGGATTAGTCCAAAAAACCAGCCGAAAGCGAAGGAGGTAAACGATAAATCAATTATTGATGATTATTATAAAAATGTATTCCGATGATTGAAATTAGTAAAACTATTTACGATGCAGTCGGTTCATCCTGTGAATTATGTATCTTATATAGAGGAATATGTTATTTAGAATGTGTATTAATAGATGAAGATTTAAAAACATAATGAAACTTTTAAAGCCATTTCATGCGATAACTCTCAAAGATGTGATCCTGTTGGATGCCACAAAATCAGCTAATGTCCTAAAAAAATATTGTTTTATCCCGTTATTTCTATGTCGCAAAGAACTGGAATCATTGGCTAAACAAATTTTTGAAGCGATCGGAGGGAAAACCGTTTCAAACCTTCAGGATGAGTTTGATAAATTACACCAGTACAGAAAATTGCAGATTTATGAAGCACTTTATAAAGCCGTTCAAATCGAGTTCGGGTTAAAAGCCAAAATCAACGCATGGAAAATCATATTGCAAAAAGACTACAAAGATTCCCCGCAGCTGGAAGAAGTTCTAAGCGAGGTAAAAAAATATACTGGTATACAGATTGAGACGCCAGACAACTTGAAAGAATTTAATGCTTGGGTGCAACATAAAATTGATAAATACGATGAGATGTACCCGATTGAGAACGCTGAGGAGAAGATAGAAACCCCGTTAATCGAAGTGTTTTATTCTATTTTCAATTTTTTAGGCGAACCGTTTAATGATAAAATACTGTTGATTGCCTTTATTGGTATGCAGAAAATGGCCAAAGAACGGATCGAGAAACAATCTAATACAAAAGAAGATGAGCTTTAGCAACGAAATAGCAGATGTTGAAGGGCTAAAAAAAGCATTTGACGGATTGGATGGATCGTTAAATAAAAACGCTACTGATCTTTTGAAGCTAATTAAGGTTTATGAAGATTTAAACAAAATCTCTCAGTCCTGTGAAAAGACTACTGAAAATTTAGGCAAAACGCAAAAAGCAACGGCAGACGCAGCAAAACAAAAAGATACTATTGATAAGCAAATCATTGCAACTACTGAAAAGTTAACCGCTGTTGAAAACGGATCAATAAAACCATTACTTGAAAAAAAGATTGCATTACAGGCAGCCACGAAGGCGCAAATGGATGAGATTAAAGCAGAAGGATTAGCCGAAACTTCACTTGTTCGGATGCGCCAAAAGCTATCTGAACTTACCGCACAATACGACAAATCAGGGGTTAGGACAAAAGAAGCAGCTAAAGAGATAGATGCACTTAGCCGGGAAATAGGTAAGGCAGAAGCAGCTACAAATCGCCATCAAAGGGGTGTCGGTGGTTATGCTGATCAGTTAGGTAAACTGCCTGGTCCGATCGGTGGGGCTATTTCAGGATTTAAGGCGTTAATTGTTCAAATGTGGGCTTTGGTCGCTAATCCTATTGGTGCTGTAATTGCGGCAATAGTTGGGGCACTTGCGTTATTATTTAAGGCATTTTCAAAGTCTGATGAATTTATGAACATTATCAATGGCGGCTTTAAGGCTATGAGTAATGTCTTAGACGTACTATCAGATCGTTTGATGTCATTCTTTAAAATGATGGGGTCGATATTTACACTTGACTGGGAAGGTATGAGAAAAAATGGCAAGGCAGCATTTGACGGAATTGGCCAGTCAATAAAAGATGCTGCACTCTCAGGGTACAACTACATTCAGGTAATGGATAATATTGAAGATCGTGAGGCTGCTTCTTTAATTCGTGCTGCAAAATTAAGGGCAGAAATTGAAGAGTTAAAGAATGTCTCAAAAGATCAAACTAAAACAAGTAAAGAAAGATCAGAAGCTGCACAATTGGCATACAGCAAAGAGATTGAACTATTCAAACTTGAAAAACAATTTGCTGGCGAAAAAACAGACGCAGAAAAAAATAATTTAGCTTCAAAGATTCAAAATAATGCGTTGTCATTAAAAGACAAACAAAATCAACTGACCAAATGGTTACAATTTGATGATACGGAAATAAATTCAGCGCAAGAAAAAGATGCAGCCTTCAGGGAATTCTATGATAAAAACGAAGCTGAATTTAAGAATGTTCAAAAGATGATGGCAGATGAGATAATGCAGCGTGCCGGATTTAATCAGGAAACACGTAGATTATTATCTCAATTATCTGGATTTAAAAAAGAATTGAACGAAGAAGCAGAAAAAAACAGAATTGAACAGTTCGATTTAGGAAATAAAAAAGAAATTGAAAAAATAAATGAAAAACATATAGCAGGGATTACATCAGAGGAGGAATATCAAAAAGAACTCTTAGATAATGACGTGGTTTACCTTAATAAAAAATTAACCCTTTACAAAAAAGACACAAAAGAATATCAGGATATTTTACTTTTAATACAAGAAAAGAGTATTAAATCCCAGGACGATATCCTTAAAGCTATTGCAGATCGGTTCAAACAGCAAAAAGAACTCGAAGAACAGGGAACGAAAGACCTTGAAGATTTGCTCAAAGATCAACGGACGGTGGAAGAAAAGGCGGCGGATGAGGTGATAAAAGAGGGAGAAAAACAGGCGGATCGCAAATTAAAGATCGACGAAAAATTAGTAGATGATCGTTTGAAAATAGAGGAAAACCTACAACAGGCAAAAGAAGATTTAATTTCAGATGGAATGAACGCTATTTTTAATTTCAATGCAATGAGATTAGAAAAAGAGTTAGATGCATTAGATAAGGAGAAAGAAGCCAAATTATCCAATAAAAAATTAACAGAAGCACAGAAAGCAAAAATAGAGGAGGAATATGATAAAAAATCTGCGGCGATAAAGCGCAAACAAGCTGTTAATGACAAATTACAGGCAATGTTTAATATTGCCCTAAATACAGGCATGGGAGTTATGAATGCACTTTCAAAAGTTATAACCGCTCCTTTAGTCCCATTTATTATTGCGATGGGGGCTATTCAATTGGCTATGGCGGCAGCTCAACCGATCCCGAAGTTTGCAAAAGGTACAAAAGACGCTCCCCTCCGTGGTATCTTCGGAGAAGCTGGCGTTGAGGTTATGTTCCCGAAAGGCGGCGGTGCAATTTTCGCAGACAAGCCGACATATTTTTCTGGCGATAAATTCAAAGGGGCGCAAATCTACTCTAATCCAGAAACTAAAAAAATGATGAGTTTGGTCGGGGACAGAAATATTATCGTAAAGAATTCACACGATGATAGGATTATTGAGGGACTTGAAAAACTGAATAAAACAATTCAAAACAAACCCGTGGCAATTTACGATGACAGTCATAGGCAAATAGGGTTAGGTGACAGTCACCACCAGACAATTTATTTAGACAGACTTTTAAGAAATAAATCATGAGCTGGTTAAACGACATATTCAGCAACACACCTCCGAAATACCAATTTAAATTGGTAAGTGCCAGTGATGAAATTATTTGTAACCCGGAACCGATGGAATGGAAGTCTGGCACTCTTGAATTTAAAAGAGACCTTGAAAACGGGGGCGTCTTTGTCTCATTCGTTTGCGATTCGCTTACTTTCGTTGGAAATGGAGCCACATTCCTACGCAACCTTTTTGATGTTTACGGACTAAACGCAAAATGTACCCTAATAATTTCATGGTGGAAAAACTTTGATTTTACTACCCCGGCAAATGGCAGACAGTATATAGAATTCCCAACTCGTTATGATATTAATTTCAATTTCTACGAATCGGTAAAAGTTGGGCGTTTCTTTTTCGGTGTACGGGTCAAAGCGGTGAACAACTCAGTTCAAACAAAATTAGACAACCGACAGGATGTAGATGTGGATATTACAAAACTGGTAAGTATCGGAGGGGTTGCGATAAATGGCTATGGGGCAAACGATGTTGACCTAAAAAAGAGACTGTACTACTCAGCGACTAATATCAATTACAGTGCAGAATTAAATAAAAACTTACAAACGGACGGAGCTTATTCACTCGATAGACAGGGTAGCGTAGATAGTTATTCTTCAATTCCATTAGACATAATTACTAATACTAATCAATATCTGACAGAGGTGCAATCGGTTGCATATCTAACTAAAATCGTAGATATAAAACTAATACCTTCCTTTTTTAAAGCTACATTTGATCATACTTTTGATATTAAATGCTATTTCAGGATGCTTGTTACAAGAAGGCATGTAGGTACTTTCCCTTGGGCTATCCAGATTATTGAAACAGACCCTAATGGAGAGGTGGTCAATACTAATACGTTATATGAGTTTGGGGGGCTTAAAAAATATTATGCGTATTACGATACAGTATATAGTGTCACTGTGTCTGCTGGGAACGAGTTAAAACTTGTAATCTTAACAAGAAACATAGAGGCAACAAAAGCCTATTTGACAAATCAACAAATAATAATTAAGGAATCTATCTCATCTTCCCCGGCTACGCAAACAGAAGGGTTCCCGGTATATGAAGCAATAGAGCGTATTGGTCAACATATTTTAGGCGTTCGATACCCTGTTTACACAGATTTTTTTGGACGCACGGATGTTAATTATAAGGACGGGACAAAATATGCAGCTGAAAACGTGTTAAGGTTTGCACACATTCAAAATGGGATGAACCAAAGAGGTTTGACGTTGGCAAATACCGACAACCCCCTTGTCTTGAATTTTAAGGATTTGTTTGCATCGCTCAAAGCACTTTGGAACGTCGGGTATTCAATCGAGACAAACTATACGTTATTTGGGGATTACCTACCCCGGATAAGGATAGAAGATTATGCACACTTTTTTCAAGACGTAGAAATAGTCTTCGACCCGCCAATTAGTTCAAGAATTTCAAAGTATGACATTCAGTCCCAGGTTATGCCGGAACTCGTACCTGTTGATATTAAGTCGGGATTTGATTCATTCGAGTACCTAAGTGTTAATGGTCGTTCAGAGCCTAATACGACAAATCAGCGTACTTCGATCATGGGCACATCGACTAAGTTTGAGAACATCTCCCCTATCCGGGGGGACACAAAGGGAATATTAGATAACCTTTCAAACCCTGTTAATACTTCAGATGGATCGACCGATACAAAGGGCGACAGCGATAATTTCATCATAAAAACACGAAAAGACACAACGGCAGGGCACGACTGGAAGCCGGAAAAGGCTGAGTTAATCACGATCATTGATGATACCTCCCTTTTCAAAGAGGACTTAATGAACAGATATTTCACCCCAACACGTATGTTATTAAGGCATGGGAACCGGATAAGTGCAGGAATGACAAGAGCGGACGCACAAGCAAGTAACCTGACATTTCAGAAAAGCGACAAATATAGTTCATTGATTACCTCGGATGACGCCGGGGTAACGGAATTGGCAGAAAACGCAGATATTTTAGTCTCAACATTAGCCGATCCTATTTTTCTTCCGATGAAACATACTATTTCAGTAGATTTTACAAATGCTGATTTGGAAGTATTACAATTAAACCCATTTGGATATATTGATTTTGGATTAGATTTAAAAGGAAACAGCATAACCGGATTTTTATTAAATTTGAAAAAGAAAAATGCTGGGGGCAAAGCAGACATAACGATAATTGAACGTAACATAATATTGTCATGATAGCAAGTTCGATCCTAAATAGTATCACTTTTAAGAATGTTCCGACATCGAACACATATCCGAACATGTGGAATACCCTTCATGTAGATAGAAAGCAAGCCGGGGGATTAATTAAGCCATATAATCAGAAATTCCAAAAAGACCATGTGGTATATCTTCAGATTGAAAGCGATCAGGACGATTATGTAGTTTTGAAGTCTTATAACTCGATCACACTGGCAGAGATTGAAACGTTTACGGTAAAATGGGACGATTCAGCGAC